TCCATTTTTGCATAATCTTCATGTGCGGTGTTCTGCCACCAATGTGCTAAATCATCTTTTGTTACTTTATATTCGAATTCAAAAATATACATTGCGATGGGATCTAGATTTGGATTAGACACAAAATCTAATTGCGGAGGCAATACATATCTTTCCATTTTCTGGGCCAATTTTCTTATGGACTCTCCGGCAGAATCTAAAGAGTCGCTACTAACAATCTCATTATATCTTTCAATGCTAATAAACTTTTTTCTTTCTTTAAGATAAGTTTTGCTCAATGTTCTTTCAATGCTTGGCTCTATTGATTCAATAATGTAAGGCACAGCCACAACTGCTTCTCTAATTGTTTTTTCTTCTTGAATTTGTCCAAGTCTAGCCTGCTGAGATGTTTTATTAAATCCAAACAAATCTGTTAAAGATTTTACATTTTGATACGCATATGCGCCCTCACCATCAGCGTTATATTTGTTGTAAGCGCTGTTGTTAATTAATACATCATAATGATATCTTAACCAGTTTTCTGGGACATCTCCAATTTCCATAAAGATGCCTTTATTGGGGCTCTCTGGTAAGTTGCCAAACTGATGCCACATGCCATTTGGTGTACTTGTTGATGCAAATGTAGGTTGTGTTTTATTGTTATCATAATTAATCGGATTAACGCCCTCATCGTTAAAGTTCATCATAGGTGTTTCAAACTTAGGTTGAATAATCCAACGAGAACCAGCCGTTGTTGACAACTGTTTATCTAATATGCCGTCTTTGTTTAGTTCAAATCCTTGAACTTCTTCAACGCCAAGAAGATCTATACTCGCAGATATTTGCATAGCGTTGTGATTAATGTTGTGGCCACCATAAGGTGTGTAGACAGTTTCTACTGCGGGGTCATAAATTAATTTTGATTGATACCCAGGATCACAACGACGATAAATTAACTCTGCTTCAGTTAAAATGTCATTAACAGATTTTGCAGTGCCGTCAGAAGTCCAAACAACGTCTACCCAAGCTTCTCCGTTGGTGTAAGGAGGAGTATATATCCAATTGTAACCACTAAGTGAATCAAGTGGGTGATAATCTTGTTGAATTTCACCGTTGCTAGTGCCAGATTCCCCCGTAATGTTCCGTGGACCTAGAAAAGCTGGTCCAAAAGCAGAAGGGCGACTATACAGAGTAAATGTTTCTTTAAGATTTGTTTGTTGACGCGGATCTTGAGGAAGTTCAAAACTGCCGCTTGTATCAAAAATAGAATCGTTAGTATTCCAAAGAGCGCCACCGATATCAGAATAACCATAGTTATTACCGGCAGAACTAGATTCTTGAGAGTAAATTCTACCAGTGTTGAGTGATCTTTTAAGTTTAATTCTAGCAGCGTAAGTGCTTCCACTTGGTACAGTAATGTTGTCTGGCATTACTTGTGATTGTAACTTAGTAAATTGTTTTCCTTCAAGCCAAAAATCTGCCACCTGTCCAAAAAAGTTTTGCGCCATCATAGTATATAATTCATCAGAGGAGCCACCAATTAATCCTGCTCGTACTCCTGGAAGAGATGCTGATGGGTGTGGTTCGATATCGGCAATTAAAACATTGTTCAAATACTTTTCAGGCTGTAATATTGTTTGGAAAGGTAGTCTTTGATCTGCTACTCCACCGATAGGAGGATAGCCAGACGATGACAGAGAGCTAGAAAGTATTCGAGTGCCAGGATAAATTCCGTAATTCTGAGTTGCTAGGTTTGGAGTATCCATGACTCCATCGACCTCGCCATAAATATTTTGGTATGAAATTTTATTGTGATCAGTGATAATTGCGTAATCTACCGCCATTCCAGATTTAATTGAATTATACATAATTCCAGGAGAATAAAGCGCTTGGATAAGCGGCCTTATAATACCGCTCGATTGTTTGGCTGGAGGTATCAGGTTAAAAATTTCAGAGCCAGATTTTTCGATAGTGGTGCCTGAATTGTTGACAAAGGTGGCGTATAGCCTATCAAGATAGCTAGATTTAAACTGAGCAGCTAAATCCATGGTTCGTTGCGCAGGGAAAAAGCCTTTATACGGGTTAAATCTTTTAATTGCCGATACTTCAATCATAATCTCTTTTGCGGCTAATCTTGATTGATCTTTAATATTAAGAAAATCTTTTAAGAATTCAGAGTTGGTATATGTCTTATAAAATTCTGAATTGCTACTGTTCTGAGAAGTGCCTGGAATTTCAAACCAATTGGTCTTATTGCTTGTATTGTTTAAAAGATCCGAAACGTGTTCACTGATTCTATACTCAGGAACCACTACGTAGTCTTTTGCAACTTTCATCAATTCATATTTAAAATCATCATAGTTGTTAAACCATGGAGCAGTTGGTGTTCTTTCCCACTGAGTGGTCGTACCCGAAACAACTAATTTTCCTGCTAAAACATCACTTTGATAAGCTGCTTCTCCACCAAATAATTGTAATTGTTTTGCTGTGTTGAAAATATCTGAACTGGTTAAATTAATCAACATACTAGACCGTGAAATACCGGAAGGTGCTACTGTAGAGGCCGGAGATGTTAAGCAATGTTTGCGGGCATAAAGTACGCCGGCCTTGAGTAACATAATTTTGTTGCCGACACTAATACTGCCAGTTGCTGGCTGATTTGTGATATGAACGTATTGGTTCTGCAGTTCTCCTGAAGGATCTCTGCTAGCTAAGAAGTTCTGTTGGGCGTAGTTGCCGAGAGCCATCGCGTCGGTTAAGTCTATGGCACCAGTGCGACTAGTAAAATACAATCCGGCATCTGGACCCCATGCCGACTGATCTAATTGAGAGAACCCAAAGGTGGTGTCTACTTCTTCTCCCAGTGTTATTCTATTTGCAATTGACGATCTCCAGAAATAATTTTCATATCCCACTCGCGAGCGCACATTATTATTAAATTCATTTTTTTCAGAAGGAAATATATTTTCAGTATAAAGAATCCAATTTGAAGCATAATTTCCATTATTTGTAACAATATCATTAATTTGATCAAATGGGCTGTGTAAGCTTTCGCGAGAAATGCCAACAAAATCATTGAATATTTGTTCATTAAAGATAATTTTCTCATTATTTGCTGTTGCTTTGATCGTATTATTAATTTTATCTATAGTGTTATTAAAATTAAAAATGCCGGGTCGACCTCTCATGGACACTGGATGCAAACTAAAGTTTGCAATATCTGATATAGCTCCAGTGACTACCGAGATGTAGTTGTTTTTTATCTCATGGCGCATAGTAGCATTGTCTGCTGCTCTTGTTTGTTTCCAAGTTGGCCAGCCATATGGTCCATTTCTATGAAGAATTAACGCATTAAATATTCCAGCGGAGGCTTTCCCATCCGTATTATAAGGAGCGGCACGAGATGATATAATATCGCGATTAGTGTATTGAAGTTCGCTAGCGCCGTGCTTATACAAAGGGGTGATAGAAGCACTATAGCCAGTAGTATTTTGAGACGCACGACCAGCGCTGGCTGATGTTCCAATTGGTTCATAAATATGAAAATTAATTCCTGCAAAATCTGTAAACACGTGTTGTGTGCGGGCGGCGGCATCAATAGGTTTACCGGCTCCGAATTTGCGCGCGCCAGATTGCACGAAAGAAACTGCATCACTAGCAGATACAAACGTCACAGGATCTACATAATCACTGCCTCGTCGTACTAAATAATTGGGTGGAAAATATCCGAAATGATTATTAACAGTATCAACAGAACAAGTAATCCATGAATAATTTAAATCAGAAACAGGAATCGTATGTTGAACGTAAGAGTTGTCATATTTACTTCCGCTTTGAATTGAGCCGTTAGATGTTATTTCTAACGACCTAAGACGATTTCGTGGAATTTTAAACATTGCTGGTTTTTGTTCATACGAGGCGCCGGGTCCATCACTAGTTGCGCTTGTTCCTGTGACTATTACACTATCGCGGCCAAAACGTCCAGAATGCCGTGTTAAGTGTTGTCGTAAACCAACTGGTCTATCGTGAATATCGCTAACAATATACCCAAATCCAGCAACTTCAGTTTGTTGATTAGAATCATTAGAGAATCCGGCTTCTAAAACCGGCAAGTTTCTATAATTGTTTGTGCTATAAATTGCAAACTCGGACGAACGAAAGTCTTGAAACCCTCGTTGCATTGTTTCAGGACCGCCAGGCGCATTAAATCGAGAAGTTATAACTGACTTATTAAAAGTTCCACTACCCACCGTGTAATCTACTGGAATATCCACGTGGTTTTGACCAGCGTCGGAGGTAATCGCAGCTGCATTTTCAAAACGAGTTATATAACTACTAGCTACGGTTGCTCCAGACAAAATATTAGGACGAGAAGTGATGGCAAGTGGATATTCTGGTTGATTCTCAATAAAACTGCGTGGGTTAGAGTAAGCTCCAACAGTGCTTACCACTTCATAGTTGTGTGCGTAATTGCCAAGAATTGTTGAACCAGTAGTAGTCAATATATTTCGAATGTTGACAGGTCGTTTGGCTGTCTCTTCACGATAATAAACTGCTCTAGGCACGTTATAATTCATAACGCGAGGATCTTTACCACTCGACATGCCTCCGACTGTTATATTTTCGCCGCTTTTGACAATTGTAGAATTACCTAAAGTGCCTCTTGCATTTCTATTTTTAGATGTAGCTGTTCCATATTTAGTATTTGTAAGGGTTATAACATTATCACTTCTGGATGTGTTGATGTTAAAATTAGGAGTATTAATAATTGCATTTTGTAGATTAAGTGCAGATGCATTAGCAGATGCGCCAAGAGTCCAAGATGTTCCAGAACTTACACCAGACGCAGTTACCACGTTGGTCGTAAAAGACATTGCTGGGCTTGATACATCTCCTGGATTTCCATTGACACGCCCTGTTTGATCGACAATTGAATTTGTTCCTAATTCATAAGTTCCACTTCCGTCAATAGCGTCATTGGCATCATCACCCATTCGATACCATGCATAAAGATTTGATGAATCAGAAACATACTTGGAGTGTTTAAATAGATTAGACACGGCGCCGCTCGCATACAGCTCGCTTACTTCGTTAGCGCTCATGCTTACTTGCCAAATAGAAACTTCGTCGATGGCGCCACTGACGGCGACATTTCCATTTTCGCCTCCAATAACAGTCATTACGCGATCAGAATTAGCGGTTAATTCTCCATCTACTTTTCGTTTTAAGTTTAATCTTGAGCCTGCAGCAGTTGGAGGAGCCGTGCTAACGGAAGAATCTTTTAGTACTCCATCCACAAAAAATTTGGGACTCATGCTACCGGTTAAAGTCGCATCATAAGTTACGGCAATATGGTGCCAAACACCATCTGTAATTACTGCATCGTCAGTTCGAAAGTCTACATTTACAATTCCTCCACCATCAGCATTATACCATTGTTGATAGAGGGTTAATTTATTATCGCTTCTATAGCCAACTGCCATAGTGCTAGAAGCGTCTCCTCCGGCCTGAAATATATACCCAGTGCCGGTTGTGCGGTCGGCTCGGAGCCATGCACTAATCGTACCTTTCTCAATATAGAAGTAATCTAAGGGGTGGCTAGCCGGTAATCCATAACTTGCTGACATATCTCCGGAGATTGCGATCCAACTATCTGCCTTGTCTTGAAACAAGACTGCTTTTTCATTATCAAACGGTACTTCATATTTAACAGAAGTGTCTCCATCACTAATTGTTACAAAATCGCCAGCACTTACATTTCCTTCGGCAATTGTAACAATACCAGTGGAAGGACTTGGATCTCTTCCAAGGGCCTCAATAGGATAATCTGGTCCGACCATGCCGATTGCACCGTTGTTCGTGCCAGCCTTACATTCGCCAAGAAGTAATTTCCATGCTTCTGGCCGAGTCTGCCAAGTATCTGAGCCGCTGTTAATCGCAATATGTCGGGACTGATGTCCTCCAACTGCATAATTTGTAAAAGGTCCTTGCATTGGGACCTCCATATCAGGACCGTATACATCGTTATGAATATTTGTAACTTGCACATTACCACTAAGTCCAGTCACAATCTGTTTATTATACCCAGACTCTACCGCCCCACTTACAATATTAAATGGGAAAGCTTGAACAGAGTCAGTATTAGTATACGCAAACCCATCATCCCCGTATCCACGACCAAATTGAACTCTAATGTTTCTTTGTATGTTCTTCTTCAGTTCAACATCATCAAGAAAATCAGTTATTTTAACCAAATCGCTTTCTAAGGCCAGGAGTACATTTAAAGGAACATAGCGATTTTCAGTGTCACTAATCGGACTAAATGGGTACAATGAGTTATAAGTAAAACTAATATTTTTATTATTATTAAAGTTTACACCGCCTTTAATCACACCAAACATTTTTCGCAAAGGCTCTACTTTAAAATTGTATTCTCTCTGAAAGTTTCTATAACCATAAAAATTTCTTTTATATGTAGAGTTATTGACGGTATTTTTAAAATTTGGAGCAGTAGTGTTTAAGCGGGGAGACGTGTTAATAACATCTCGAAATCTGTTACGCTGAATATCAATTTCGGCATCCCCAGAAGTAATTTCAACAGATCTTCGATCAGCTACTTCGCGCCAAAATGTTTCATGCTCATTAGTAGGTCGAGGCGAGCGAGGAAGAGTTGTTGAAAAAGTTTCATATGAAAGCCCTAACTGTCCAATACCTGTTATAGTTCCGTCTATATCAGTTCGAGCGTCTTCAAGTGTAGGATATTTAGTTTGATATTTGTTTCTTTCTAACACATGACTTTCAACAATATCATATGTGTTAGGGACCAAATCACCTGATGCTGGAATTAACTGGCTAATTACGCTAGCTATTGTACTATCGAACCATTTATAATAAGAAATAAATTTTTCTACTTCTGCCACATCGGTGACTCTTCTAAAAAATGAATCTCTTAAGTGCTCAATTTCTTTATAGCGCTCCCTATATCTATTGACTGGGGCGCCAATAAGATTGTTAAAATCTACTACCCCAGCGAAGAAGTTTAACATTTCTTCTGAAATTGCCCGATACATACTTTTTTCAATCGTATACACATAACTTGGCACCGTTTCTACGATCCCAAAAACTTGATCATCTTCTGATAACACTTTTACTGCATCGGATGAAATAACTCTTTCAGGCTCGATAAATTTAAATGTATTTATATCTCTTTTTACTGTTATATCGGAAGAAGATGTTACAAATGCATACCCATAGCCAGTATGTTGATATCCGGATGTTTTTCCAAACCATCCAAAAGAATTTCGATCAAGCACAGAACCTGAGCTGTAATCAGTAACAATAAAATTACCAGTTCCATCAGAGCTGCTTAAGTTTGTAAACTCCCAATTTAAAGCCAGCGTATCTTTATTTAAAATATCTACTGAATCGTTAGGATCTAAAGGTGAAACGTTTTTATACGAACCTGAAATGCCGTAATTATCGAGATCATATGCGTGCTCTTCTAGTGAAGTATTGTCAAGACTTTTCATCCAATATCTTAGTGACGACGGCCAAACATCAGAATAATCTATCAAGGCGCCTGTTAAGTTTGTTCTAGCAGCGCCTAAATAAAGTCTTTTAGCCTCTGTTAAAAATCGACTTCCAGTTACGTGATCAATAGTGCCGGTAACTGAAAATTTGTTTTCTGATAATCCCGCATTTACGTTATATCCTTCAAATATGACATTATAATCATAAGCTGCTGACGAACTTACAAAAGGTCCATACTTGCTAATTGCCGGCTCGACACGCACAGAGAGATTCCACTGACTATTGTCGTAAACGTTTACAAAAATACTACTTGTTAGTTCTGGGAGTGGATATGGAGAGTTCGAGCAAGAAAGTTTAAAGTATGCATTTCTGGACGCATTTGTGCTTTTTATAGCGTACACTTGAAAATTAGCGTAATCGTCATCAACCCATGTAGTGTCTACTCCGCTTAAAGAATTTGCGCTAGATGTATTAACACTGTGCATTCCAAACAAAGATACTCTGGTATATTTTCTATCGAAATAATCATAGTCATAGAAAAAACGGGGAAACACAATATCGGCCTCTACTGTTATACCGTATTGACTTTCGTTTGTACCACCAGTAGTAGATGATCCTGAATTATGCGAGCCCGATATATATCCACGTGAGTTGTTGTTAGTTGTATCAACTCTTTGGTATACAACTCCTTCTCTATTAATTGTTTTATCTAAATTAAGTAACTTTCTTTTTTCTAAAACTTGTTCATAATTGTTGGCTAATTCAAAAGTTTGATTATTAGAATAAGTATTTATTTTTACTAACGACTCATCAACATTAAAACATCTAAAAACATTTCTAATTGCCTTAAACGTTCCTTTTGATTTGTAAATGTTAGTTAAATTATTGTAGATATTAACATATATTGAATTTCTAATATCATTAACGTCTTCTTCAAATAGTTGACTATCATTTCTATTTAAAAACAGCTCCATTACATCAGCATCTACAAAAGCACTAGGCATGTAGAGCCCTAATGATTGAGGCAGATGGCGCGCAAACGGAATTGGAGTTTCGGATCCACTTGGATAGTATGTGCCTTTTACTTTTGGAAGAAAAGTGCTTAAAGAAAATACTCTGTCAAAATACGATCCCATAATGTGAGATATAATTTTAAGATTGTCGTTTCCTATATCTTCGTGTTCTTCTATTATCCAAGCAGGATTATAGTTCATAAATGCTGTGTTATTTGTAGAGTCGTGTACAGAGCCACTATATTCTAACGAAGTTTTAAGTGCAGCAACAGTTGGATGTGAGGAATATACAATTGGGTCTTTGTATTCTTTAATCGCGGCGCCAGCTTCTAAAATTGCAGAACCAGTGGCGCGCGAAAGTGCTCCGTATCCTGTCCACTCTCCGTTTGCTATACGTCCGCCATAATCTAAAACAGTGCTATCGGTGGCCGTAACGCCCGTTATACCCTCATTAAATTTGTAATAGATACCTAATGTCGTATTTGAAATATCAGTGTTAACGCCGCCTCTAACTTGATCAAACCAATACCGCCCAATATCTTGTCCACTTCTAGCGACTTTCCAAAAACGAAACTCATCTATCGAAGCACTAAGTTTTCCAGCACCATTATAGTCATTTAGACCGGCGTAGTTAGTTGCCCCAGAGGGTGCAGTTAAAAGCGAACCAATCCGTCCTATGGTTTCAGACTGTTGCAACTCTCCTAATGTTACGTTGTATTCAATATTTGTATCATTTAATATACCATTAAAATAAAACTTAGATACAAAATCACTGCCTGTATTATACAATACAAATGCGAAATGATTCCAATTTTGCAATGTTCCACTGGCAAAGGTAGCTGCCTGTCCTATAGTAGAACCACTAAGTCCTGTGGTTCCTGATAATGCAGTAAGCCTAAAGGGACTTCCGGAAACGTCAGCGCCGCCAGACAATTCAATTCTTAAGCGACCGTAATCAGCCGAAGAGCTTAAAGCGCCACTTACCCACATATCAAACACTACTTCTTTTGTGCTTTTAGTCTCAGCAAAGTGTTCTTTTTTAAGCCAGAATTCTACCGTTACACCGGTGTCAAAATTAGATTTAAGGTTAGACTCTCGGGTACCTTTTCCGTAGTCGCTTTCAAGCCCTGCGGTGGTGTAAATGTCTGTATCATATACGTTTGAGTATTGAAATTTACTAGAATAATCTTCCGGAACCATTGTAGTCAAGTTGGTAGTGTTTCCACCTATTCCTGGCCCACCTTTAAATGTAATGTACTCTTTTTCGTCAGGAGTTCCGTATCCTTGCATTTCATACAAGTCAGTTCCGGCGGCTACGTCTCCCCAACCAGTAACTGCTAGATTGATGTATCCGTGGGTTCGCGGGTATAAATTGTCAAAAACATATTTTTCAACATCCAATAATTCATTGTAAAATTTGTTTATTTCTGCGTCAGAACCATCATAAGGATAATATCCAGATATTCTTTCCATTGCTCCTTTATAATAATAATAAGCAGATCCGTAACGTGCAAAATTAACTGGATTGCTATAATCTAACGGAGGAACGAACGTATCTTGTTTAATCTTGAGTTGTTCAAGATTTTGCTCAGATTCTACGTCTTTAAATGCATCTTTTTGATTAGTTTCAGATAGAAGGTTTATGTTATCTTCATTCGTCTCAAAAAGGTCCTTAATACTCATATTCCGCTACTCTAAATTTAAATACATATGGTTGCTCAACCCAGGATGAAACACCGTAATCATAAAAAGCGAACTTAAATCCGTATGCATATCCTGGCTCTAATAGATTCATATCAAAATCGAAATAATTTCCTGAGATATCATGGGACAGCAGAGTGCTTAACTCACTTCCAGTTCCATAAGCGACAGCCTCGTAGCCATCTAATAACCTATAAACTCGATAAGAGGCACTGTGAACTGTCAAGTTCTCTGGATTAGCATTTGCTATAGTGTAAATAGTTGGGCTCCAGTTTTTCTTTCTTACATACAAATTAAACCTAGCCGTTTCATTGTTTCTATATTTATCTTTTAAATTTGTAATATTCATATAATAAGTGGGTTCTGTAACAACTTCAGATGCTCGCATTTCAACTGGCGTAATTGAGCCTGTAAAAAATTCAGTTCGTGTGCCGCCACTACTTGTGTGCCAAACATCAAACAATGTCTGTAAAGGGGTTGAAGAAGCAGTTATTCCTATAGAGCATGAGTAAATGCCTGTAGAAACATGTCCTCCTGTTAGTGCGGTAGTGCCATCATAAAGAACTAGTTTACTTCCCGTAGGTGTTGCTGAACCAGAATAAAGATTAACTTTTAAAAGCCCATCTGTTAATCCTGGAATATCTGTGAGACGGCCACGAACATAGTTGTACAAATATATGGTATTAAGATTATCGGCAGCAGGGGCTAAAGAGCTACTATAGTAGAAGTCTCCCCGATCATCTGTAACCCGGTCATCCCACCTAGCTTCTAATACAGGTCTCTTAAAGAAATATTGTGAACCTCTAGCAAAAAATCTTTTTGTGTAGTAAGACTCGGTTGAGCCATCAAGACGCCAAAGAACACTTCCGCTAGCGCCAGGATAATCATTTGCTGCAGTAGAAGCAGAAAAATATGCCTCTTGAGATGCCGTAAGTTGAATTCCAACCCCATTATTATCATAAGTTCCTGCAATCCATTTTTCAACTAGATCAGAGATATCAATTTTCATGTCCTCAATTCCAGTTGTAAATGTTTGACTATAACTTGGAACACCAGAAGAGGTCAAATAATCTCCTCCAACTAAATCCCAAGGAATTCCTTTAGAACAAGAAATCCAATTCGCACCAGTGTTTTGATCTACTTGATCTTTGTACCCTTCAAGATCTAATCCTATTCCCTCTTCCCACGAACGAGAAACTGGATATACCATTAGAGTATAGTTTGTCGGAATTGTTTTTGAACTTTCAGCATCAAAAAGACGCAGGTAAAAGCTAACGTTTCCACTGGCTGGTAAAGTTCCATTAGTTCGATCTGCAGATATGGAAGCAATAGGAAACTTCACGAGAATTCTAGACAACTCTTGCGAAGATGTTGTTTCGCGTCCATAAATCGAAAACACTTCCATCACATCTGCTAGTCCAGCGTTTGCGCCTGTACCGCGTGTTTCTAAGTTTGGCTGAAACGCGTTGACGATAGTAGTATCGGCATCTGCTTTATATCTTTTAATCGCCATTATCTAACTTTTCCTTGAATATCAGACGTTGGGTATTTAATCTCGAAGATAGCGTTTTTAGGGCAGATTATATAAGTTCCATCTTGTGAAGTATTGTCGTTAATATCATATGTAACTCCGGAATAATTTCCACCGGCCTTGTTTGTAATCTTAACAGTTACAACATCTAAAACTTCTTGAATATTCTTTAATGTGCTATACACATCAGTCACCATTATTTGTTGTCCAATAAAATATGGGTAAGAATAAGCTACGGCCAAACTATTGATGCATTTATTTAACAATGTAAATTTATCTACTCCATCTTTAGCGCGAATAACAAATTCTATTCCAAGATTGATAATATAAGGATCTAAGATATCTATAGTATCATTTACCATTCTATATTGGTTTAGCCAAGTTTTTAAATTATTTTTAATAGTTGAGTTACAAGGAGTTAATTTTCCAAATGCATTTTCAGATATCACATATACATTTAAATTTCTTTTAAGGGAATCAGGGTCTTTTTGAACCGAACATCTTTTTATAGTTCCAAAGTTACTAGGCATTCTATACACAAGATTTTCATAGTCAGCTTGCGTTACAGCTCTATTTTGAGTTGGAAATGTATCAATTATTCTTCTTTTCATTTCAGAATTGCTAACACGACCTGCAGAGCCCAGAATCGGTCTCTCGTTTACTACCTCTAAAGAATTTTGAACTACTGTTACCGTTGATGGCGTTAGAGAGTTTCGATCTGAGAAAAGATAAGCCGAAGATGCTACGCTATTTACTCCTCCTGCTGCGACATTAGAATTTGCCGGATTTGTAATTCGATATACGACTCTTAATGTAGTGTTTGATGGAACAACTCCAAAACTATCGTTTTTAGAAATTCTAGAGGGATCAAATGTAGTATCTGTTATATAACTTTTTCCAAATACGTTTATAGCAACTTCTTGTGGATCCGCAATTGTGTTTGTTTCTCCAGACTTTCCGCTTCCAAATTGAATGTACGTAAGTGGTCCTATATTTTCTACAGTGTACTTTCTAGATACTAAAAATGGTCTCATTATAGACGGAACATTGTCGTTCTTATAATTAGAGTTTGTCATTTCACGATATACCATATCTTGAGCTAGATATTCTACCTCATAATACTCATGTCCCTCTCTATCAGTAACAGAAATAATTTCAGCTATATTAGAATTTGATAATTTTAATCGAAGAAATTTTTGAAAATCTCCCACCTCTATGGTTTCTTGGGCAAATTTGCCAGATACAATATTTCCATACGCTTTAATAGCATAGTACGTTGGTGCACCGGAACCCTCATCAACTTGAGACACAATGATGGGATTTCCCGGCTCATTGAAATCTACATTTTCAGTTAAAACAAACGTTAGTCCTGTGGCTGAATTAAATTGTGTACCCCTCTGTAAAACTGGAATATAGTTAGAGTCCGGTCCCATGCCTGTGGGGCTAGCCGGCACATTAATATAGAGAGCGACTTCCCCATAAGTCGAAGACCTGCCTTTGGATTTATAGCCTAAAATCCTTCCGTGTCTTACAATATTGCTTGTTTGAAAAGCTGTGTCTAGAAAACATTCGTTAACATTATAATCTAAATAGAATGAAAGCTGGTCGCCAACATAGGCCACTGCATCTAACATCAAACTTCCAAAAGAGCCTTCACTAAAATCTTGAAACGTGTCGGGGTAAAATCTCTCGGCAATTTGTAACAAATCATTTTTAATAGAGGCATAATCTCTACTGGTGTAATCAATAGGGACAATTTTTTCTTGGTCGTTTGGCATTATAATGTGTCCTTAGTTTAAATAGTTAAATCCAACAAATCTGCTACTCCTATTGATGGGATGGAATAACTAATCTTCATTTCCATTCTATTCAAATCGGGTTCACTAGATGTAAAATCAATATTATTAACTTTAATATATGGCATATATAGCTCAACTTGTTCATTTATTTTTGCAATTATCTTGCTTTGTGTGGATTCTCCATAAAGACTAAACAAGTATGTTTTTAGGCCCACTCCATATGAAGGTATCATAACTCTTTCGCCAGGTGCCGTTAATAACAGCATTTTAAAATTTTGTCTAGTTAGACTTTTAAAAGTTTTTATTTGTGCAAATCCATCTATACTACTATAGGTTAAGGGTAACTTGGTTGATAACGAGGCCATATAAAACTCCTTTAATTTATATAATTATGTGTCAGATTCTTCTTTAGTGCACAAAACACCATTAGCATTATAAGGATTAGGTCGTAATTTTCGACGTTTGTACCAGGGAACCACTTCAAATCCGGGCGCCGGAGCAAAAACTTTTCGTAAATTTTGTATTTTTACAGCGCCGGGCTTGCTGGTTTTTGATACTAATGGATCTCCTGGCTTAAAGTCGCGGGACTCATAATAGGACATAAACAACTTTCTTATTCGTCTTCTTACGTTTACCAAAGTTTCTTTATCCCATTTATCCCAATGTAAGCTCCCCCAGTTCCAAAAAGCGTATCCTTTTTCTTTGCGATCTTCTCGCGAGGCCCAACCTTCGCTACCGTAAATAGTTGTTGTTTCTATTGACTCGCCGGTTTGTGGATCAATTTCGGTTGTTGTTTGTGCTTTGGCGCCTGGTTTATCGTTTAGGTTATCACTTTCATAAGCGCCCGAAGGAACTGTTACTTCTCCAATAGATGACAAAAATGACATATCGCAATAAATAGCCATAAAAGAAGTAATTTTATTAATTGGAAAAATGAACTGAGTAATTGTTTTAAACATAGGATCATCACACAGCTTATTAATCAAACATAGCAATAATTTACTATTCCCTTCTAAAGCTTGCATTTGTTGGCATTTAACATCTAGAGCATCGATCTCTACTTGAGCTATAGTTTTTTTAGTGTTGTCTGGGAACAGCAATGACATTCTTAAGCCATAACGAACTCCTAATTGTCCTGTTAAAAATTCTTCATTTGTTGCGCTCGATCTAAATAATTCTAGGGTGCCAGGAAAATGATCTGATATATTATCGCTTGGCTCACCGGTGGCGCGCACCATTTCTACTCCCTCGCTGGGGCTCATTACAGTTTCGTTTACTTTGATAAATTTTTCTATTACAAATGGTCGCGAGGAAATTTGAGTTACATCTGGCGTATGTGGGTAGCTATAGACATCTCCGATGGGTACCGAAATTTTATTTACAAAAGGATTTAAAACATCGTGTTCTTCTTGCATGTGTTCTTCTCCAGTCATATAAATTTTATTTCCATCATCATCTATATGAATATGATAGTATCCTACATACACATCTCCTAAATTAAGTCCTGAGTTGGGGTTTCTAACTTCTGCTACTGACAGTTCGCCGCCTGTTGTATATAAATACTCATTTTCGTCAGTGATCCCAATTTGTGAAGTTTCTTCAACTATTTCTTTATCTAAGTCTAGATTTTCACCACCTTGAACAAATTTATTAAGAAAGTAATAGTCTAAACGATTATAAGTCGGCTCTATTCCTAAAGTTTTAATATTATTTAAAAACTTATCTCCCATGTAATTTAATTGTTCTACGACTAAATCTTTAAAAACTAATTTTGCTTGTTCTTCAGTTCTTTTTACTGCTTCAAAAACTTTTTCTTCTTTAAACAGTCTTAGTCCTTTGGTTTTGTTAAATTTACGAGTCCATGGCTCGTCTCCTATCTCTATTGCGTCTTTTAAAGATCTTTCAGTATAGAAAGGATACAACTGCTGTGCGCTGTTCAGCGCATCACATGCTTCAATTGCTTCCGCACTAGGGTTTATTAAGTCTCCATCATCGGCCCGGCGAGCAAACGTTTGTACTGCTTGCTCTAAAAAAGCATACCAAAATTCATTTTGTTTAAAAAGGGCAGAAGAATCTTTTAATCCTTCCTCTATTACTTCTATAATGTAACCAGCATATAAGGCTCCAAAATTTGTTTTAAAATCAGGCTTAAAAGTTAAAAAGGCGGGTAGTGCTTTCATAATATGCGTGCTAATAAATATCCTTAAGGTGGCTGTGATTAGTCCGTCAATTCCTGCTTTCGAATATCTTTCTAAAATACGATTGTATGGTACTTCTAAGACACACTCAGGATCCGACGCCAGTCTTTCATCTTCCGGTACGTTTTTATAAACTTCTTGAATTCTTTCTTCTATATCATCAAAATCAACAAAATCTGCCTCTCGGGGCTTGCAAGGTCCGATATCCGGAAACATTGCTTTAATCATCGCCAACCAGCCTGTATCTTGTATCGGATGAATATAAAATGGCGGACTAAGATAGCTACCTCCATAATCATCTGGACTTAGATAAATCACTCTGGCGTCTTCACCATTAATATATTGGTCATAGCTAACTCCTAAAATACGATCCGAGTTTTTAAGTTTTCGAAATCCTCCGTTTTCTTCATCTTCAACCATGGCATCATAGTAGGGTGTTCCTGCGGGGGATGTGGTTTGTCCCTCGGTAACGACATATTCAAAATCTTCTTCGCTTAAATCATCAAAGCCAGCGCCAAATAAAAACGGATCTTCTCTCGATAGCATGTCGTTGCGTAAGGTATCCATGGCGTAGCTCATAAAATTGTTATATACGCCTTTAAGTGATGTGATTTGATCGCTGTTTAATTGCTCAACGTTCATTTTGTCCATCAAGTCCATCAAGAACAATACTTGAGAGGGAGTTGTTGTGGCCTTAGCAAGCGACTCTTGATACCTTTCAAAACTCGTGCTACCCCATACAGTGTCTGTTAAATGCCAAGGCTCTTGTACTAAAAATTCATATCGTAGCTCAGATTGAATTTCTTGATCATTAGTTGCGTCTGTTGTGGATTCTAGTTTTCTCCAAGTTCTCCATTTGTCATCTGGTTGGGCAAGATTAAGTAGCTCATATATCGATACACGTGCGTTATTTCCCGGACGGTTTGCGTAACCCGAAGAGGCGCCTTGATTTTGAACTTGATGTAAATCACTAGTAAATAAATTAAATTCATACCCAGTTTTCCACGCATACCCTGCTGTTGGCTGTTGACCCGCATTATTATCATGAAAAGTGAGACTAGCATCGGGAGAAGCTTTTCTACCTTCAATCCGAGTAATAACAGCACCATCCTCCCCATCAACTTTTACCGTATAGTCGGTTGTATATGTGACATTGTAGTCAGGAATATCTAACTTAAGTAAATTAACATTTTGAGGCGCATACCAAGTATCCATTCCTGCATCTTTAAATGATTGATATGAAGTTTGGAGTGGCTGCCAATCGTTTGTATATGAAAAGCTTAAAGAAGCATTGGATAGTTCTGTTCTAAGCCACTCCGCAACATAGTAGGGCAATCCTCCCATTTGAATATTTGTAGGCGGAGGATTCATAAAATAAGCAAAAAGATCTCCAGCTGGGGGGCTTGACACTTCAGTGAAAAAATCTACATAACCACCAAAAGGAAAATTTTCTTTTCTTACATGTACGGAATATGGATATCCGTTTGTATCCGACAGAACTAAGTTAAAAAATCCCCAGTCACTTTCAAACGGTCCAGTACCCAACATATCTGTCGCGTAATCAATTTTTAAAGTATCTAAGTCTCCTCCAAGGGCCGAGCCAGCAACCGCTGCAGCTTCATCAGTCATAAAAGGCACGATTCCATTATCACATCCGGGATCGGATACTACCGGTGGCATATCCATTCCAGAAGTAGGATTTTGAGCTATATTTGCGGCATCTGCAAGTTCATCAGCCTTATCTTCTAATTGCGAATCACACATCTTCTGTATTTGTCTTTCAGTTGCACGATGCTGCAGCATGTTTTGACGGTAATTACAAAATTCTTGTATTTTATCAGGGGAAAGGCACAAGTTTGGATTAGCCGGCAATTGATCCCCAGGGGGCAGCCTTTCAAGAAAGTCTCTCATATCTGCTTTAGCAGAAGGAGGAAGAACGTTGCCCATATCTTTAAAAAAGTTTTTAACAGAATTTTTGTCATTTAAACCAGTTTGAAATTTTGGATATTCTTTTAAAACTTCTTCTGTTGAGTCTAGAAATTCATCAGAAGGTTCTCCTAAGAAAGCTTCTACCATTTCTTTTCTTGTTACTGCTGAAGATAAATCTTCTGCAAAATTTATAATCTCTGCTTCGTTCGACATCGAAGTGGAGGTTCCAGTTCCCAAGTTAGAGACTAAATCAGTAATAGCTCTTGATACATCGTTTGCATCGCTATCTGGACCACATAAATGTTCTTTTACTACATTGGCGAATGTATCTCGACTGTTTAATCCTTGTCCATCAATTAAAATTGGAAGGCCCATTTCAACAGCTTTGCAGGCTGCATTTCCTAGCATAGTGCACATTTTAACCATTAATTTTTGTAACATTTCTACAATTGCTGTTTGGAGTGCGATTGATACACCATCCCATGTAACACTCCATATATCTCTTGCTTTTGGAATCCAGCCGTAAGGATTTTGTATAACAGGAAAATAAATGTCGCCAGGATTTCTACAAAATGGAATCTGTATGTCTTTAATCCAATCAGTAAATGTGGGATCTAAAACTGGGGGTCTAGGACAATCACCAAGAGCTAAAATTCTTTTCATTATTTGACCACCGGGCATTTTTTCTAATCTATTTAAAAGACTAAATGGATCCGCGAAATAATGATCAAGCAAAGCTTGAACATAAGCTTCAAATACATAATTGTTATTTAATGTTGAACCTCTTCCAGTTAAAGTTTCTGCTAAAGTTTTTCTCTGTCCACTATATAGCTGCAGCTGTGATGGAGTCATATATCTAGTGTCGCCAGGATCCTCTCTTTCGCCACTACCTTCAGGGGCTACATTATCAAAATCTGGTGTTGTGTCGACAAGCTCTTGTGTCGGCTCGTTTCCTAAACGCCAAAAAGGTTTCATATTAGATAAGTTAATAGGAATCAAAGGGGTTCCTTCTGTGTTTAAATTAGACGCTGTGTCTGACACTGACTGCATCCTGCCTCCATTTTTGAAGACATCACCACTGGCTATCTTTCGTTTTGCCAAATCATGTAAGCGAGCCTGATCTGACGGGGGCAATCCTAAAAATAAGCTATCAAAATTTTCCCACGACATGCCTCGCAATGTAGCTTCTAAAATTTTACTCATGGCCTCTTCTAAAGGCAATTGCTTCATTATACAGTTGGTCATTTCTAAAGCTAAAGCAGTAAAGCCACACAACTTTAGATCACTAAAAACATTAGCGTAAAATTCTTGTAAATTTGGCGGAGGACCACCTTGAGAAAGACTACCTAACATTACTGTACAAAAGTCTCTTTGCTCAATAAGCTCTGCAAAAGCTTGCTCTTCTGCAAAGGCGAAGAAATTTTTATTTTTCTCTCCTTGAGGCGCTTGTGGGTCAAAAACAATTCCAATGTTGGTCCTTTCTTCGGTTTCTTCTCCTAAAGATTTTTTACATATATTTTTATGAAATTGATAAGCAATAGCATCAACCATACCAAAAGCATCATCTAATAGATCTTGACCCAGCTGTTTTCCTTGATCGCTTAAAATTTTTCCTACACAACTTAGTGCTTTGTCGCCATCAGATGCCTCAGCATCAGCATGTCCAAAATTAACTTTTTCTACTATTGCCGGATATGTATAGGTTTTCATAAACTCTATCCACGGGCTTGGTGTTCTTGCAGTAAGGTCAGATGACATTTTGGACAATTTAGATAAATAACCCATTATAGTAGAATTTTTATAAGGATCTTTTTGTAAAAGATATTTTAACTGCGCTATATCGTAACTTTTTGGTTTAAGTCCGCAAGTTTCTGTCCATACCCGCAAGCTTAATAGCTGATAGCTGTTATTAAAATTAAATTCTAATTTGCTAACTCTATCATTACTCCAGCTCCAAGTGCCGCCAATATTGCCCGTAATATTCATACCTTTTTTATTAAGCCACGCGTCTAGTTCGTTGAGAACTGATAGCATCAATGACTGTCCTATCCCCCAGTGTCCGTAGCCTTCGAAGCTAAAAACTTTTTGGGTGCTATCAAAAACAAGATTACCTTTATCAATTGCTCTATATACTTTGTAATATCCGTTGTACAAGTACAAGCCTTGAGAAACTATTCTAATATTATCTACTAAATCTTGAGCTAGAATCGTAGTGGTATAGGCTACTTGCAAGCTTTCTTTGCTGGCAGTTTTTATATTGCCGGCCTTAGCTATATTATCAGAAGTATCTTCTTCGGAAGTTAATATTTCTTCAGATTCTTCAGCATCGGGAAGTGTATTAAAAACCTCGTACGGAACCGAATATAATAATTTAACTTTAGAAAATGGACGGACATCTAAATCATATTTAGTAAATTCTATCGCTTCTCTAACAAGAGATCTAGTTTCAGTTGAGTCTTTTTTGTTGAAGCCAAAAAACAAAGACGACATAGCTTCCTCTATGTAAGAAAGAAAGATCCCTGCGACATACTCGTCTTCTGCAAGTGGTGTAGTGTGGCTTACGTTTGGTGGATATAGAACAGTTTCCTTAGTGGTTATTGTAGTTTGGTACATACAAATTTTGCCATTTAACCACGGATCATCAGCAGCTTGAGTGCGCCAACTAGGCACAGGAGCGTTCGGGCTTGGAGTGCAAGAAGGACACTTCTTAGCTGCGGGAGTATCTATGATGTCATCGCAATGATCCGCAAGAAGGTTGCCATCCGTATCTTGATATTTTAAAAATTTAGATTCGGCCATGTTGTACTCTATAATTAGGTGGTAAAAACATTTGTACTCGCTACTCTTTTATGTCCTGTTGGTTCTATGTAATCAAGCTTAAAAACTTTCATATTTGCACGAGTCTGATGAAGACTTCCATCGACAGAAGATAACATTCTTGCAATAACAGTGGGCGTAAGGGGTGTCGCCGGAGTTGGCAACCCAAAACCAGGCGCTGGCGCGCCAAGAAGTACCCTATCTTGGCAATATATTAAAACCAAAGTTGAAAGTGCTCCTATTACATTTTCTAATAATCCACTTAGTTCATCAATGGCATCTTGCGTATTAAGCCCTTTGGCTACGCCCTGCAGGGCCGGCACAGTTTTTCCCGGAAGACGAACTCCTGCCGGTGAAAGACCTAGCGCAAAGTTATAATTACCATCATAATTTCCAGCAATTAACTCAATTGTAGGCGCCAAAGGAAGCGTGTCGCCTTTGGAGGAAACCTCGTGTTGACTACGAGAGCCACCTGTAACAATCTTTACTCCTTGCCTTCCAATAATTCTTACTCCATCAGCTTTTACTGCAATGGCTGAACGACCTTTTATGTCTCCAATTCTGCTACCAAAAGCACCCCCATGTTCGTTTCTGGCCAATCCAAAATCTTCATCTACATTTGACATCTGACTTATATATATTCTTGCGGCGTCGTCAACAAAACTATTATTTACTATATCTCCATCCTGTGGTCCCTCGCCAGTCGCTATACGACCTGCGTATCTTCCTACTACGATATCAATGCAACTAGAATATTGAGCACCCTTAGAGCCGTAGCCACTTAGAAGATCTGAAGGTCTATCTGTTCCAAATACTATATTAGCGCGACCATCACCAACACGAGGATTTTTAATTATTTTTTCATTAGGGGCAGCATTAAAAGATATCTCTGGCTCTTGCGGGGTAGTATGAGCTAGTCCAGAATCTTGAGGAATATAGTTATAATTTTCTACTTCTTCTGCGCGGCGACGAGCAGTTGGTATACGTCGGCGGCGCGCCTCTGAAAAACCTGAATCATTCCAAATATATCTTGTCATTATTAATTATTTCTCTTTACAACAGAACTTGTGTGGATTCTTCCGGGGGCGCCACTAAGTGTAGATGTCCATCATGATAATAGCAATCTCGAATTCCGGGAATCATGTTGATTTCTGGCTCCGCTTCTCCATTATATATGACATCTAGAAGAAAATCTCTATTGGCAGAGGTGCCCATACTTCCGCCAGAGACTGAAATATCAAAACCAGTTCCAGCCATGTGACCTTTTGTTGGTGGATTGTTTCCATAATATTCATTAAGCACAGCTAAAGATTCTGCGCTACCGCCTTCTGCGTAATCACATTTAAGCCACTCTGTTATCCAGTTTCTGCCTCCATATAATAGCCATATGTGATAACATTGCATTGGCATGTTGATCTTGCCGGAGGACGGGTAACGAATCCACATATCTCGAAAATGCGGGTCGGCCGCGGCTCCAGTGTTGGCTGCATCGCCAGGGGCGCGGCGCCATGAGGCGGGAACTCCGTGAGGCCAAGTATAATTGGCCCAATTTATTAATTCTTTACAATTTGTTAACGTGTTGCTTGTTTTGCCACGGCAAACATCGTCGAGCCAATCAGTGCCATTTTTTTTTGGAGGGGTTTGTAAATTAGGAGTTACTCCCTCGTTTAAATTCTCAACTGCCGATGAATAATTTTGCAGACATTTGCCCAATTGCCAATTCTTGTCAACGTTAGCATTCGTCATGCCTTCTCTAGAAGACCAGTCTCCAATCGCTTGGTACCCCCAGGAACCGGAATGATCTCCACCACCCCAAAGAGCGTTCCAAGCTCCAAAATTTCTGTTACGCAAGGTCATCATAGCGGAATCTTGAGAAGCTATGCTGCGATATCCAGAAGTTATTGTAACTTTCCACGGAGTTCCAGAAGTATAGGATATACCAGTTCTTTCCGTGGCGCCGCCAGTACAGCCACGCAAATTTTGTCCATATTTAGCATTGTAGTGGGGCACAGTGGATACTGTTGATTCAGATAGATGTCGATTTACTGCCGCCATTACAGCATTGAGCCATGCAATTGCCCCTGGAAGAGCTTTGTGGCGGCCGGGATTTAAAATATATGGTCCGCTAATTCTCTGCAATCTACTTTCTATTGAAACAGAGTCTGTAGGTACTATTTCTCTAATTTCTCCAGTGGTTGATCTTTCCTCCCTTGGGTTAAATCCTCTGAATGCAGCCGATAAAGAAGCACAATTTGTAGTAGTAGATGCTGAAGAAATAACCGCACTGTTGACGATCCCTTTAAAAGTTCCATACTGAAGATTGAACTTAACATCGCCAGCCTCTAACTCAACCTCTACTAAGTCTCCTATTGATGGTTTTGCTCCTGTATATCCCACTTCAGATATAAATGTTGTATGCATACTTATTAAGTCTAAGGTTGTCTGTGTGTTGACAGACGTGTCTAATCGACACGGATCGGGAAGATAGTGGTGCGGAGAGGGAAGATCTCCGCCAACAATTCTACCTTTAAATTGAAATCTAGAAACAACTGTTGCGCCATCATCATGACTTCTTCCATAAAAATCATCAATTTGGGTACTGCTCATAGGCACTGGTTCTGCCAATACAATAGCTTGAAATGTCGTTTGGCTTCCATAAACATCCATACTAATAGCATCACGAGTAGATGCATTATTAGCTTCAGTGGCCATGTCAGGAGTTGTAAGTTCGCTAGGGTCAATATACCTTCGATTACGTCTTCCCATTAATTATCTCCTTTTTGTATTAAATCGAATAAGCTCTCTTTATCGCTTTCGGTTAACTCTAAACTTTCAGGATTAGATTTTTGCTTTAACGATATAATCTTAACTAACTGCTCGTTGGAGCGCTGCATTGTTTCAATGTGTTTTGCTGCAACGGGGCTTAAACTTCTATTGTGTTCAGCATCCAAAGCAATTTGATTGGCGATCTCATTTAAGAATTCTTTAGCAATCTTTCTATCATTTCGAATATTATCGAGCGCTTCAGTGATTAGTAAATCTAGACTTTTGTTACTCACAGTAAACCATTCTCCCAGTCATTTTTAAAAGTAGAATACCTTTTTCTAAATTTTTTTAAAGAGTTTACTATCTGCTTAGTATTTAAGCCAGTTATTTCTCTAAGGTATAAATAAATAGCCTTTTTGTTAAAAATGTCAATATCTTCTTTTGACTCAAAAAGAATGTTAATTGCCTTATAAACTTTAAGATCGTTGTCTTTCATTTGACTTTCATCCCACGAACGTATTTCCTCATAAAACATTTTCCAGAATTCATCTTCTTCTCGTTCAGTAATATATGATTCAGTTGTAGAAAGGAATTCTTCTTCATGAGATTTTGATATATTATCAAGCTCAACTTCACGTAAGTTTTTCTTTTGTTGTTTTTTAACCTTGTGTATAAACCAGTTTTTAGTAATCACCGAAAAATAAGAAAAAGCTTTAGACCCTTTTGACGGATCATATTTTTCTAAAATTGTCATTAGCCAAATTTTACACTCTTCTCGCAAAGAGTCACAATTTGGAAGATTGGTAAATTTATAAGTAAAAACTATTTTATCAACCATTTCATTAAATGCAGGTCCAATATATTCTACATACAATTGAGTACGCTCTCGCATACAATTAGACTTAGTATATTGAATTATTGCGTCTTCATGAACTTGCGTAAAGTAATAATTCTTTTTAGCTTTGCTTCTGCGCTTCTTCGCTGGCTTCTTCGTCGTCATCGTTTTCTTCTTCTACGTTGCTATCTTCCTGTGTCTGCTCTGTAAGCGAATAGATATATTCAAAAGTATCCATTTGCTCATTAAACGAGACTGCGTGCTCTAATAGGTGTTGTAACGTAGGATCTCCATAAAACGTCTCTAGTTCATATACTACTTTTAAATGTGCAGTAAAACTATTGACCATTTGTTGAAAATCCCCCAACTCTTCAGAAACCGACAACAATCTTACTATTGCGGCCCTGGCATAGACAAAAACACCTACATTAAACAACACAGACAAGGTTAAGACAGCGGACAAAATTATTTCAAGACGGCTCATAGGTCTCCTTTTTTGCTTCTTCTTGTTGTTGCTTTAGTATCTCTTTGTTCGCTTCAATATATTCTTGTGTAAGAGCACCAATTGGTTCATCTTCATCTGCTTCAGTTTTTATAATAATAGCAGAAGATAGCAGCTTTTGCATCTGTCCTTTGGCGCTACACAAGGTACACGTATCTATTTTTTCACTTATAAGGTGAAATATCATTTGTTCTTTTTTACAAGCATTACATTGATAGCGATATCGTGGCATTATTCCACGATGTTCTTTAGTTGCTCTTCATTTACTTCTGTATTGTCGAGCCTAACCGTAGGTGGATTTTTAACCACAAGTCCTTCCTTGTCGTTTTCCAACTTAAATCCTTTAAGCACTGGGACGATATCAGTCTGATGCATAAGTGATTCCTGAAGCGCCATCATAATTGCGCCCAGGGCTTGGTTAGATAATTGCATTTCCATTATAATTTCTCCTATTGTTTTTCTACTTGGGTCTTTACCCAGTCATAAGTAATTTCCATTCCTTCTTGCAAAGGCTGTGATACAACCCATCCGACTTTTTCTTCATATAAAGTATTGTCAGAATTGCGACCATTTACGCCAACAGGGCATCGGTGCCCATACTTTGCTTCGAATTCTTCGCCCTGAATGTTATAAATTGACAAATCTTTTCCAGAAATATCAATAACCATTTGGGCAAAATCATTCATTGAAATCATTTCTTCGGAACCAATATTAACTGGTCCAACAAAATCTGAATGCATTAGACGGTAAGTTGCTTCTACGCATTCATCTACATACAAAAATGATCTTGTTTGGGTTCCTGGTCCCCAAATTTCTACCGAGGATCCATCTTCTGCTTCGGCAACTTTTCTACAGAAAGCCGCAGGGGCCTTTTCGCGACCCCCAGTCCAAGTCCCACAAGGTCCAAAAATGTTGTGATATCGAGCGACTCTAACTTCTAGTCCCTTATTCCGCATAAATGCAAGGAACACGCGCTCAGAAAAAAGCTTCTCCCAGCCGTACTCTGAGTCAGGGTCTGCTGGATATGCAGAGTCCTCAACGCAGTTTGGATTGTCGGGATCTAGTTGGTTGTGTTCTGGGTACATGCATGCAGAGGACGAGTAAAATACTCTCTTGACATTTTTCTTTACAGCTTCATGCACTACATTAAGGTTAACCAATGCAGAATTGTGCATAATATCTGCGTCGTTCTCGCCTGTAAACACGAATCCTGCGCCACCCATATCAGCGGCCAATTGATAGATTTCATCCATCTCTTCATCAATTACAGCAGCGACAACATTTGGATCTCGTAAGTCTCCAAGTACAAAATCATCTGCAAACTCATGCACGGGATGAAATTCGTTCTTCTTTAGGTCAACTCCGCGCACCCAATATCCTTTGGCTTTTAAAAATTTAACGAGGTGTCCGCCAATAAAACCACCTGCTCCGCATACTAATGCCTTCTTCATTTTAACTCCTTAAATAGTATATCCCAACAATCTTAATTCAGATGCATACGTCTCATTAAGTTTGTCAATGTGTTTAGGATTAATCCAATCTTTCCAATTCTTTTTTTTTCCGACATATACATGTCTACCGTGCAAACCGCTGTGGTGATCGCCTTGGGAAAACTCTGTAAATGTTAATTGTAATTTAATTGCTGCTTCTTTGCCAAAGTTATTGTTCATATAACTTCTTTGCTCGTGAGTTATTTCTACTAAATATATATCTTCAATAATATCATAAATATAATCTAAATTATCGTTAAATTTTTCATATTGCAGACAAAAAACATTCTTTTCTCCATAAAGCTCTTTATAAAGCTTAAGATATTGACTTTGGCTCATCTCGCGGCCGAGGTGCTCTAAAAGCCAATCAAAATGTTGTGCCGGCATATATTGATACATATTATCATTATCTGGCCATGGAATCCAATAATCTGGCGCTGGTGGAAAATTGTCAACAGCCACTCTCCATCTTGACACGAGAACATCTCTAGGGTCGCGATAAGTTAGAAATACTTGTGGAGGAGCAGCAGCATTATTATTGGTTCTAAAATCAACGGGCTCGTGAGTTTTCCATGCTGTGTGGAAGAGGTGGGACAAAATTCTCCAGGCGAGAGTGGTGCCAGTTCGAGGGGAACCTGAAAGCACTACTTCTTTGTTGATGAGCGCGTCTGGTTTAATGATCGCATGCGCAATATCGTTATATAGAAGAGTTTCGTACCCGTCAATTGTTTTCTTTTCAATCACGTCTTGTTTCCATATGTTCTTGCCACAATAGGGGATAATCAGTACATATGCCTGCTATGTGTTGTGGAATGCTCCTTGGAGAACCTAGTTCTACTACAAATGCATTTTCTATAAAAATGTTAGGGTAGCACCAGATGTCTCCGCTGCTTGTTAATGTCATTTTATCTTTTTCGTGCCAAAACCAATTTAGTTTACTGTTTTTAAACTTGACAATGCTTTCAAAATTTTTACAATGAATCCACATTTTATCATTAAAAAATAATTCATCAACTTTATGTTGAGGTGCATCATGTCCTAAAAAATAATCATTATTTATTACCCACACATCTACTTCAACATCTAGATCCATATTGATTGCTTTTTGTATTTGTGAAGGCACATTCTCTATTTTTTCATCTGGGCCATGTAACAAGCCACGATGTGCTATAATTTTAAAAGTCATATCCGAATTCTTTTATATCGAGTCTATAGAAGTCTGCCACAGCATAGGCCATTTTTTCATTATAATATTGTCTATAATATCTAGAATCTCGACCATGACCCATTGTTTCGTTAATCATTCTTAATGAACCTCTTTCTTTGTTAAGAGCCGTGCAGATGTCTGTGTAAGCTTGTTCTAAGTTTTCAAATCTTCCCACATAATCAGTTTTCATTTCGCCGGCGTAAGATAAAAAATAAACTTGAGGTTTAAAAAATAAATTCTGACTCCACAAAGAATCTTTTAAGTTTAAACACAAATTTTCAAAATTTCCAAACTCGCTAACTAATAGTCGGTTTTCACAACGATGATGTCCCGAATATTGATGATTGCGCTTACGTGTAAAATCTCGCCACAGAGAAGTTAATCTATCCCATGGATTTCTTACAATAGAGAATTTATAATAATCGATATGTTTTAAATAATCATGAGAAATAAAATGCTCTAAATTGTCATGATAAAGCGCTGGCTCCTCTGAAATCTGAAATCCTAAAGCGTTTGTTAGTGCTTGTGAGGCTGTTTTAGGGATTGGGATGTGTATAAATTTTTCTTCATGGTTAATCATTATTCTTTCTCCGATAAAACTCTTCTTGTGTTATTTGACGAGGGTAATTCCATTTGGCTCCCCATAAATATTTTTCATAATTTTCAATTGTCAATAACTCTACATTGTAAAGTTCTTGCCAAAAATCTTCTATATTAATACAACCAAATATTTTCATGTCTCGATATGACAAAGTTTTTAAAACAAGAGGCGCCCACGATGGAGGCGGCACTAAATTACTAAGGTGGTTTCTAGGTAGCTCGTGGTCTTCTAACCAGTTGTTTGCATAGTTTTGAAGCCCTCCATGATTGCAGTCCCAACGTTGCCAGCTTTTAAGCAATACATCAAGAGGTCCGTATAGAAATAAATCACCAATAAACATACTCTTTAAAGATGTCATTTCAGTTACAACCATTTTTGTACCCTCTTCCGTTAAGATTTTGTGCATTTTATCGCAAATATTAGGAACAAGACTCGGGCAGTCTGCGCGTGATTTAAACGCATGGGTAAAGCCTTGTTGCCGGGCATGCAAGTACCCTAAATATACAAAATAGGGATGACCAGAACCAAACTGTTCTTCTCGGATTACGTGCTCCCAGTGGACAAAATCTACTTTCTCTATTGTTTTACGATGAAGTGGCAATCCGTGTCCTGTTAATATGATATAAGCCTCTGGATTTAAACGTCTAAAAGTGTCTACTGTTTTTTCTACTATATCCAGCTTTTGTTCTTGTCCGTTTCTTATCAACACATGAGTTAAAACTATACAGTTATTTTTCATATTTTTTTTATTATCCTATAGTCTTTTTCATTCGAGTCATGTGGCGGCCACCATCAAAGCTACTCTTTTTCCAAATCTTAATCATACTATCTAATTGAGCTTCGGAAACGTATTTTTCAGGAATAGCAAAGAAATTACAGCAATTGTGCCGAATGGCATACTCTGCCGTATATTCATCAATCACTAAGGCAGATCTAACGCCATCTAAGTGATTAGCTAGAATATTAACGCCCTGTCCTGTGCGACAGAATCCCATGGCAAAATCAGAAGTTTTTTGATTCATTGCTGCAACGGCAGCACTTACATATTCATTGTAATCACAATCTTTTTTAACATATGTGCCGAAATCTATATAAGGAACATTGTTTTTTTCTAAAAGACTCTTCGCAACTTCTTTCATGCGAAAGCCTGAGTGATCACAGCACAAAGCAATTGGCTTATCGCCAAATCGGGCCGTAACATGGTTTACAAAAAACTCTAACTCAGGAGGTGTTCCAAGCACATGCATTTTTTCTACTTGTTCAATTCCCACCTGCATGTCATCAGCTATCATAAGGTTATACATTGGGCAGATATAAAACTCCCCTTTTGTTCTGATGTTGCGCGAAATCATTTCCTCTGCATATTGGACAAACATTCTTCCAGTTTTATAATAATAAACCCCTACCGCAGCATTTTGACTTATAACATCTTTCTCAGCGGTTCTAATAGCTAAATTATTTTCATCTAACTCGACATAACTGTGTGCTGGGCTATTAGCTTTAAAGGTCAGAATAAACCCATCTAAATCAGAAGGTATTGTAGCTGGATTAAACTGATTTTCAAAATACACATCTGGGGTATAAATTATAAGAGGCAGATCATTGTTGATGTGCTTTTTAGCTAATAAACAGGTTGACACAGAGCCGTCAGTTACTCTGTCAATGACAACAATTTTGATGTCATCGCCAAATTTGTTTCTTAAAATATCATCTATAGAGAAATTATTAATGTGTTCTAGCCTCACAGCAAAAATAATATTACACTCTGTTGTGTCAATCGACTCCATAGACCAATCTATAATATGCTTATCCTTAGACATGATTAGCGGTTTGGGCATTGTGTACCCTTTATCTAAAAATCTTTGCGCTCTACCAGCTATCGGCAGAAGTAAATTATACTTTTTGTTCATTTTTTGTCCTATTAATTAATAAATTTGTGGTTTCTACCATTGCGTTTTTTGTGCTATCAATTAAACCGCGAGAATAGTAATTATTTATAGCAAAAGCAGCATATATATCACCAGCCCCATTAACGTTTAAATTTTTTAAAGGTTTTTGAGATTCTTTGTGAATTATTTTTCCTTTCTCAATGATTTCAAATCCGGCCGCATCATGCAACACTAACGGCGTTTTTAAAGTTATATTATTGTATAAAGCTTTTCTTTCTCTAGAGTCAAAGATAATTTTAGCAGATTGCATTACATGCGTGTACATTTCTCTTGATAATTCGGTACAAAAATCTATGCTATAGGGTATTTTAATTTTAGATAACTCACTATAACACTCAATGTCGTCGACATAACATACATGCAACCATGCTCCTTGATTAATCGCATTGATAGATTGTTCAGACATTATAGAAGGAGATTGATTAAGAACATAAGAAGTTCTTGTGCTAGTTGTACGGTCACTAACAATATAAGCTTTCTTTTCTCCCGTTGTAATAGGGTTCAATTTCCAATTGTTAAATTTTACTTCAAAAAAATTGGCTACTCCGCCTTGTTTTTGAACAATATTAGAACAAGAATTAGTTTCCCCTTCTTTATTTGACTCAACAAACATAATTGTATCCGAATAGTCTTTTCCAAACAAAAATAAATCGTTCATTTAAAATTTTTCTTTTTTGTCTAAGGCTTCAATCTCTGCCATTGTGCAATCTTTTATCTGTTTTCTTTCTAATAAAATATCAACTAACTTGGCAATAACATTATTACCGCCATTGCGAGGAATTATATTCTGTATTGGGCAAAAATGTTTTATAATGTCGGGAGAGTCTTGGGGACAAAAAGCGTGTCCAACTAATTTCATGATAGATAAATCAAATAAGTCATCACCAATATACAACATTTCACTTTTGTTTACTTTATAAATTCTTTCAAAATCTACAACAAAATCTGCCTTATCTTTGCCTCTAGCAGAGTAAAAATCTATATTTCTATTTTCGGCCATAGCTTTATTAACACGCTCATCACCAGAAAGAAAACATACTTGTACACCGGCGCCGCGAAGTCTTTTAATTGCTGTAAAATCTTTATCGCAATATGTTTTTGCAAATGGAATACCATCTAGTCCGTAATATTTACGACCATCGGTCATAATTCCATCAATATCTAAAATAGCAAGCTTAACACTCACTTTTCCTCCAAATTAAATATAGTTTGTTTTTTTGTTTCATAATCTTCCCAATAAGTTGTCTGTAAATGTGTTGCATACTGTAACATTTGAAACCTTAGAGACGTTCTGATAGGTTTTAGATTGTGTCTTAAAAATTGTTTAGCCAGGGTAATTTCTCCCCCTTCGTATTGCATTCCCGAGCTTTCTATATAGCAATTAGAATACTTGTCCATTGCACAACTGGCACCAAAAGCAAACTGATCTTCTACGTAAGGATATCCACCTTCCGTTATCCAATTCATTCTACAGGCGTTGTTTCCTTTGTGGTACAAATTAGTTCCCACATAAATGTTATTTTTATCACTACAGACATCTTTTAATTCACTATTGTTTATTTTTTGTTGCATTAAAAAATCCATGCGAGAGCGAATAACAACATCATATACAAAATTGTTTTTTTGCTCAAACTCTTTTTTAAGAAGATTGGAGCGATATATTGAATAATACATAATAGCGGTTGTACGTGGGTGTATATCGTTTTGATATTGTTTACGAAAGTTCCAATCAGAATTAAAATCTTCTAATAATAAAGTAATGTTGGAATTTGGAAATATATTAGCAAACATTTTACTCTTATTATCAGAATCATCCATAATAGAAGAAGAAAATCTAGTGTTGTGAGACTCTTTATTCTCATCCCATGTATGAATAAAAATATCGCAATCTAAATCCTTACATAAATATTCATTGTAAGAAAAGCCAGAATTTTGAAAATCTCTTATTAATCCCGAGAGACAAAGGGCTACTTTCATTTACTCATCCTCTCCCGCATAACGATCTCCGCCATTATAATATCCATCCCACCAATATTCGCAATTAAATTTTTGCCACCACATCTTAATTCGAGGTAGTGGCCTAAAAATACTGTTTCGATGCTTTAAATAAAAATCAAGTGCCTCTTGTCGTTTGGGCGCGCCATCGAGCAAATATTCCTTCCAGTTTTCTAAATGATGTTGTGAATCTTGAAAGAATAATGCGAAATAATTTGCTCCAATATAAATTGGATTTCTTAAATGTCCAGTTTTTGTTGAAAAATCTACAGGCTCCGGCATAAGCGGCGGCTCATATGAGAGCGGCATGTTAAAAAGTTTGAACAAGTCTTCTTTGTATCCAATAAATACATGATCTTGAGGATGATAAGGATAGTTTATGTTGGTTGCAATAACAGCAATCTTACTACGTTGAGTTGTTCCGTCTAAACATCTTAGTGTATCTTTGTTGTCATGCTCTTTAAAGTAATTAATCCATGTTGTCAGCCCTTCCGGAGACATGATCTCATCAGAACGAATCTTAAGAACGACTTCATTAGTACATTGTTTCAAGCCGTTGCGCGAAGAAATTAGATGTAAATTTAAATTTCCGGGACCTTCGTAGTCAGGAAATTTGTTTTTTAACAAAACCACTCTCTCATCTTTTATATTTGCTTCTGTAACAGACTCACTATCCCATGTTGAAACTATTACTCTATCCACCATGGGATGATTCACATAGGAATGGGCGGCACTCACTGTCGCCGGCCAAATTCCGCCTTGTATTATAATATCTATTTTCATTTAATCTCCCTTCATAATTCGATGGCTGTCTGAATCAAAATGTTCTGTAGAAAATTCAAACAATTCTGAGTCCTCTAAGGCAACCATCTGATGGCGTAATCCGCGATAAACATGAAAGTTTTCACCAGCATTTAAAACCAGTTGATTGGCTTTTGTGATATCGTCTTCGTCTGAATAATATATCATCATTTTGCCAGATTGTAAATAAAACACTTCGTCTTTTAATTTATGAAAATGCCAAGAGCATCGTTTTCCTTGTTTAAAAAACAAAAGCTTACCACAGTATTCATTACAATTTACAATCCAACGTTCCCAGCCCCAGCCCTTGTCAACATGCTTCATAGGCAGTATGTGTGTCTGATCTTTGTTCATTTTACATTTTCTCCATTTGATCAAAATAATTGTCAGCAGGGAAGCCTTTATCATCGATATAAATGTCGCCGCCTGGTTTACCTAAAAACAGCCGGTGATATTTAACTCCCCAGCTTTCTAGTTGTTCCTTGGTTGGTTTTTCAAAAAATTGCCATGCAAAAGCTTGTGAGTTGTCAGATCTTCCCATTCCTCGCGCAGTTTGAAAAATTATTGTGTTTCCTTCATCGTATAATTTGTTTACAATTTTAATTCTTTCTCTTATCGGCTCAGCTTTAGAATAATCACCATCTTCAACTTTCGTGCAAATTGTGCCGTCAATGTCGAACACATAAATCATGATATTTCTCCACATCTTCTTTGGTTAGTGTATAAGTTCCCATGTGTGATACTGAAATCGAAGCCATTTCATTTGCAAGAGGAATTGAGTGTCTAATTCCGCCTTTTCTTAAAAATCCGTATACAAGTGAGGCCAAGAAAACATCTCCAGCGCCACAGACGTCAAATACTTCAACTGGGCTCACAATATGATATATAACATTTTTATGTTTGGCACCGTTACTTCCTAAAGTAACGACAAACTCAGAATCATTTGGTTGTTTTTGAATTTCATTATACTCTTTTTGATTTATCTTCATAATACAGCTATAAAAACACGATAAGTCTTTCTTTTTAGAGTCTACGACGACTGGAATGTTGTTCTCTGCGCATTGTTGTGTTATAAGACGACACACTTCAGGCGAAAGAAACCCTTTATCATAATCACTAATAACCACTATATCATAATTTGTCAAGGGATCAATTGAGCTTATTTCTAATTCTTGTGTTTTTTGTGTTTCGTTAATATCAACTCGAAGCAAGTGTTGATGAAATCGCTCATCTATATACCGGTGCTTTTCAATAGTTTCTGTATTAGTGTGATAATCAACCTCTATTCCAAACGACTGAAGGTTGGACAAAACGTTAGCAGCCATTCCTGGTCGAGAATCTCGGCGTGTTTCTTTTAAAACCGGAACGGCCGCTTCTGGGCTTAATCGACTACAGCTACCATAGTGATAAATGTCTTTGCAGCTATCGCCTAGAAGTAATGCTCTGAATTGTTTTTGTGGTTGAGTATTCATCTATTCTTTCAAAATATCCTAAAACTTTCGCATGCTCAGAACCAATAACAGGTTTGTCTTTCCAATCTGATCCTACAATCATATAATCTGGTTGATAATTTGCAACCAAATTTGTCAACTCTTCGTCGCTATCAAATATGCGAACTTCATTTACCCATCGAAAGTTAAGTAAAATAAAACGTCGGGTTTCTTGTGAATTTATTGGACGACAAAAGCCTTTTAGTTCTTTAACTCGACGGTCAGAATCAATTCCAACCATTACATGGTCGCCCATCATCGCGCAATGCTTAAGCATTCTTAAATGTCCGGGATGTATAATATCAAAACAGCCGTTGGTAAAAACTTTAACCATTGTATCGAAAACCTTTAAGTAATTTTGTCACACCAATAAGTCAAAAGATCATTGAGAGTTTGTTCCAAAGTTATTTCTGGCTCCCATCCTGTAAGTTCTTTTAGCTCTGATGAATCACCATGTTGATAGTGAATGTCAATAGGGCGATAGAACGGCTTATGAATTTTTTGTTCAACGCCTTCAAGCCCACTCAATTCTAAAAGTATATCAGTAAAGTGTTGCATTTTATAGGGAGTGTCTCCGCATACATTAAACACTTTTCCATTACAACTATCGCGCATCATGGCCAAGTAATAAGCATTAACTGTGTCTCTTACATCCACTACAACCCGAACTGATTCTAGATTTCCGATAAGAAGAGTCTTATCCTGCATTCCTTTCATCATTCGTGCTATCTGGAAGGCGTCAGAAGAGATAGAAAAGTTCTTTCCGCGTCTTGGCCCCGTGTGAGAAAATGCGCGCGTTATAAAGCCTTTAAGCTTACCGTTTTCCATTCTTTCTTGCATGTAAAGATCTGTCGCCACTTTCGATGCACCATATGGGTTTGCTGGAAGTAATGTGTCGTCGTGACGAATCTTGCGACCGTCCTGTCCTACGTTTCCGTATACTTCTGAGGTTGAGCAAAACATCATCTTGCAATCAGGCTGATTATCAGTAATTGCTTGAATTAAATTAGCAGAACCCATAACGTTGTTCTCAAAAGTGCCCAACGGATCTATAAAGCTTGTAGGGGGGTGCGATTGCGCTGCTAAATGAAAAACTCCATCAAACTCGTGTTCTTGAAAAATCCTATTTAACACTCGAAAGTTAGTTAAATCTCCATACAAAAATTTAATATCGCCATATACCTCATCAGATACAATATCTCTAATGTCGTTTTCACGACCGTTGCTGCACCTTACTAATCCACTAATTTCGTGACCTTCTTTGTGTAGCAGATTTGCAAGATGGGGGCCGGCAAAGCCAGTTATGCCAGTAATTAAAAATTTCATTTTCTTTCCTTTTTTATCAAACATATTTCGATGAACTGTCATTTTAACTTATAAACAAATAGTCTTTGCGGGCTAGTCTTTGTAGCCAGCTAAAGTTTTCTTCATAACTTCTTTCGGGGTTATTTCTAGAGTAAATTGTTGGCACACACTTCAGTTCAATTTTTTCAAAAAGATAGAACGTGGAAGTAGATACTGTATCTATTCTATCAGCTTTCTCAAAAACTTGCAACCAATCAAATAATAAAAATTGAGGATCCATAAACATATCAACTCTTTTATAGTGAGCAGGAACATTAATTTGTTTGTTTAAGATCTCATTCCATTGTGGTGGTGTTCCAAAATTTTTATTAACAAGGTGATATGGAACATTTAATTGTAAGTGATTAAACAGCTTTTCTTCTCTCTCTTCGTTTCTTTTTAGCGTAAAATAGTCTTGCCAATTATCGTGAGTTAACGAACACATAGCAAATTTACCATGCATGTTAGCAGCATCGTGGCTATCATATTGACTTATGTGTTGTCCTGCTTTTGAAAAAAAAGATCGACGCGTGGGCACATGAATAAATTTAGGACCTTCATATACTTCTTTTAGCTCATGTGAACAGAGTTGCATGAATTCTTTTTTATATTCAAAATCAGATTGAATATCTACAAACTCCACTCCTTCAACTTTAATGTAATCGTTAAAATAACTATACGTGTGAGAAATCGGCCATATTACACGGTGCCCCATTTGCGCAAAATGATGGGCTATTTTAGAACCCAATAAAATATCGCCTAAACCTGACGGCTGTTCAATAAAACAAATCTTCATAATTAAATTTTCTTTTTTGGAGAAATAAACAAATACCCTTCATGATCATAAATTTGCTTTATATCATGAGTGTCTGCAAATGCTCTCTGTGCAAACCCAATACCATCTGGGTGTGGGAAGTACCCTGGATAATCTTTATAGTGAGGCCATGAGTTACTGGGATATTGAAATGGCCCGTCGACGTAAATTCTTAAATCATCAATTAAAAAATAATCATTTTTAGTATCGCGGTTTTTTTTAATAATTTGTATTTCTTTTTCTAAAGGAAACTCAACATTATCATCTTCCCTATCGTGCAAAAAACGCGATCCAGGATCAGAAGGAAGATGCGCATCTAACCAAAAAAAACAAGAGTCATGTTGTGATATACTTTGTACTATTTCTTCCATTCTTTCTTCAGAGGATCCAAGCCAAAGTTTAACTCTATCCATATGTTTATATTTTTGAGAACCAAAATCATAAAACTTTTGATTAATCTCTACAGAGTGTAATTCTAAAAATTGTTTATATGTCAAAGCGTGATCTAAACCGTAACCATTCTCTAGTCCAGTTTCTACAAAACATTGTGCATCAACCCCGCTTAAATCAAAGTGCTTTAAAATCCCCATTATATTTGTCCTTTTTCTATCATTTTTTGCAAAAAATTAAAAATATTGTATTTTGTATAGTATAAATTTTTTGCTTCTAATACATGCGGTAAACGCTTGTCATAGTCATCATTAGCATGAATATCTTTAATTTGCTCGACTGTTTGTTCAATTGGTCCGCTAAAATCAATTTCAATAAAAGATTTAGGAGGGTATATGTCCCCTACATTGGGACACCCATAGTAAATTGGCACAGTATTACAAACAGTTAAATCAAAAAACTTTTCTGTTAAATAATTTTTATAGCTAGAGTTTTCTATAGCAATTGAATACTGGTAATCAACGATGGCTTCCGATTTATTGTAAGGAGAGCCTTTATACCTAGAATCTGTTAATTGCCAACGGCGTCCATAAAAATCAATATCTAAATCAGTTTCTAATAACGCTTTAAACAAAGCATGTCTTTTTATATAGTTAAATTTATCTCCGTAATTAGATGAAATAATTGACATTCTTTTTGTTTTTTTAAAATCATTATTTAAATAAAAGTCATAAGAATCTGTTGATTCTGTAAACATAAACATAGGGTGTTCAATTATGTTAGGTGCTCCGGGATACATACTTTTATCTTGTGCTACAACGTACCTGCAATATTTGTGTAAGTCTCTTTGCCAATTAGTAGACCACTCCGGCTCTAACATGAACCCAATCGTTTTATGTGGATTTCTGTAGTATTTGCTATTTTTATTATTTAAAGCTCCTAATACAATTAGGTATTCATAATTTACTTCATCTAATTCAAAATAATCATTATCTGGCCAATTGCGAAAAGTTCTTAGCGCTACATTTTTATCAAAAATTTCATCCCACCAACAAACTATCCATATTTTAGTTTTAAACATTAATATTTATCCCTTAAAGATGATTTAAGTCCTTTTAAATTTGGATCCCGAACTGCTGATACACTTCCATGTTCAGTAATGGCTTTGGCCCAATAAACTTCAAAATTAAGTCGCTCAAATCTGTTATTGAATTCCCAGTCAAGAGGCTCTGTAACCCTATAGGAGCACATGCTCTTGTATAGGCGGCTAATTGCTTCTTTTTTATACATTACGGTGCACAAACCATTTGTAGCAGGATGAGATTTTTTTCCAAATATATCTCGATTATCTCCTACTCTTAAGGCAGCTTCACCCATAAAAACACAATCAAATTTTATTTTCTGTTCTTCACATAATGCAAGAATTTTTTTAATGTATGTAACCGGGTCTTCTTTAAAAATTACATCGTCCTCTAAAATAAGATAATACTCTCCTTCCTCTTCTTCTACAATTTTTTTGAGAATATTTTGATATTTAATACACAAAGATGCTTCTCCGGGTTTTATTTCTCGATTGTGTTTTTTAATAAACGTTGAAGTGTCGATATAATCATCTCTGATGGAGTCTGTCACGTCTTCTTGATCAAATTTTTCCATAAATTCATACGGAATATTTTGAAACCATTTCTCCATTTCAACAATCATATGCTTTTTGCGCTCTTCAAGCTTTGTATAATGTACTATAAAAATTTTAGATATCATTCTTTTACACAAAAAATCCATGCAATAACAGGATAATCAAATTCATTAAAACCAGGATTAATTAAATCTTGATAAGTAGGCCAACTTAATTCTTGAAACATTTTGACCGTGTATTCTTTATTTCCCCAGCTTCCCAAAGAAAGTATTTTAAAACCAGCGGCCTCTGCAATACAACCTAATCCAGTAGGTGTAAAGCCGCTATAGTGGTGAAAAGGTGTCATATGAGGAATATTTACAACTGGCACATTACAATAAAAAACTCCCCCAGTTCTCAGATGAGCGTAAACATTCTTAAGGCATTGAATAGGATCATATAAGTGTTCTAAAGTTTGATTTAGCATGCAAAAATCATAATCTTTTTCTTTTAGATTAAGATTGTGCAAATCGTTATTAATAGGATCTGCTTCATAATTAATTATTGTGCGCCCTTGTTTGTTTAAAAACTCAAATTCAGGATCGGAGTCGCCATTAAAACAAAGTAATTTATTAAAATTTAATTTGTTTGTTCTTAAAAATTCTTCAAATTCTAAAACAGCTATAACTCTTGCAAAGTCTTTTCCTTCCCATCTCCATTTATTTACATTTTTATGCATTGGCAAAGGGGTATATTTATAAGGATCAATAAGAATGTTTGTTACGTGATCCAGATAAGTTCTTTCAACATCTTTATTATTCAGATAGTTTTTCATTTATAAATTGCCGCCACCAACTAATTTTTAACTTATTTAAATTATATTTGGTTTTTGTTACTTTTTTGTAAAAATCATTTAGTTTATTATAATCTACTTCGCTCCAGTTGTCAACAAAATAAATTGGAAGATCATCAAACTCTTTCATTTGTACAGTTCTTTTTACTATAGGAATTGTACGAAGATAGAGAGCTTCCCAAACACGATGACAATCAACACCATTGCCTCGGGGAGATATTACAAACTTATGAGAAGCTAAATCAAAATAATATTGCTCCATAGTTTTTCGTCCACTTACAGTTACCCAGTCACAATTTTTAAATTTATTCCATACAAAAGTTCTTTCATTTAATGAAGTTTCTAAATTAAAATTCATATAAACAAGCTTGTTTTTTTTAACATCATAATGATTTAGTTTATCAATTAAAGTTGCTTTCTGCAGCGCGCCGGGGACTTGAGAAGAAAATAAACCATTTTGAGATGCTGGGGAAGTTCTCAATGTCATATTTTCTAACCCTATGGGTATGGGGATAACTTTATCGCTCTTAACACTTTTGTTTTGAGCAAGCCAATAAGAACATTCGGGGCCTATTGCATAACGTTGGTTGTCGATATGATAATCACTATTATGTGTAACAAAAACATTATGATTAGTTTGAACAAACGCATTTAAATAATCAGTTTTGCAAAAAGTAGCACCAGTTTCATCACAAATATCAATAAATCGATTCCCTGTGATATATTCGTTAAAGCTAATTCTGTGATTGAGAAAATATTCTTTCATAGCGTAAGTGTATCGTAAATTTTTTCTATGTAAGGTTTAAAATCATTTAATGGTCTTGGGAGGTGAATATCCACCACATTATCACTCCACAGTAATTTGAAAAAATCAAAATTAACAATGCCTTCACGATCCAATCGACGACCGCCAATAAGTTCATTGTTTAACAAAATTTTAAGATTTAATTCTTGTATTCTTGTAAACATAAAAACTTCATCACTAAACCAAAGTTTTTTATCTTGTAAATGAGGTGGCAATCTAAATTGAAACTTATCGGTATTAAAGTCTTTTTTAATAATTAACTCTAAAAACTCTGGCCACGAAAGCCCTAAAAACAACTTTTCATATAAAGAGCCGTAACCACAATAGTAGCATAGTGGAAACTGTCCAAACTCTCTTCTTTCAGGATTTAAATGAAAGAAAGAATCCTCAGTGCAATAAGACTCAATACGCTCTTTATTAAAGAAAGAGCGACTAACAGGAAACATATCTATATCTGACACTATGCATATTTCGTTAGAAAATTTTTGTGTGAAATATATTCTTGCTAGTTGCGCTTGCAGGTGTGTTGGATAAGCTGGTATCTTTTTAACGTAGAGTATATCATTTTCAAACGAATTCGTTTCTTTTGTGTTGCTGATTAAAATCAAACAAGGGTCTATATTTAGTCTTTTTCTCCAGACATCGCGAGCGTATGGCCAAAAATCATAATAAAACGGGTTTTCATCACAGGATAACAAGACTTTCATTATACACTTAAATACCTAAAATTATTAAATTTAGACTCTCTTGGAGATAGCACCATTCTGTTAAAGTCATGCTTATAGCCATGATCGAATTCAATAATTGTTTGCCAGTCGCCGTATTTAGTGTTTTTTTGTACATTAAACATCTGGTGTCTATTGTGCTTGTGTATCATAACAGAAAAAACAGATTGATCTTGCCTGTGTTCTCTACAAGGAGAATCGGGTCCATCCGGCTTTATTACTGTCGTGTCTGGAAGTGCCACTTCTGGGTCTAGCATATAATCATACATGTCGCTAACAAACTTGATATTATCATTAGTTTTTTTGTATACTTGAAAGCCGGCCCAATATTGAGGCATAATTTCTGCCCCAAATGAGCCCATTACTTGTAGTGATTTCTTAGTACACCAATATTGATTTGTTAATTTTGGATGAGTATAAACTAAAAATAATGATTCATCAACTAAATCGTTTTTTATCGAATCAGTCTTATTAACAAAACAATTTGCTGAATCTGAGTAAATTAGAGAATCAGAATGATTTAGAAAACAATCTGCTAACGCATATGTCTTATAGAAAAACACTCTCGGTGAGAGTGCATGTTCACAAACTTCTTTTACTGGGTACAGCTTAACTTGTGAACCAAATATCTTACTAAATATTTCTAATTGTTCTTTTTCAGTATTAAAATAGTAAACAAACACATCCCCGTCAAACGAATTAACTTTATAACTTTGTATTAGGTTAACCGCTTGCGGGATGTAGTCTTGACTTATTACTGTGCATAAATCCAATTAAAGCGCTCTTTGTTGGGGCTGCTGCTGTTGTTGCTGGTAAATCTGCATATAATTTTGAAAAATTTCTCTTTCGTGTTCACGCTTCCAAGAATCGTGTTCTGGATTTGTTGACATGCCGGTTGGGTTAAAATAGTAAACTCCTAATACTTCAGAGTGCTTTAAGAACTTTACTCCGCCAAACGCACATCTAAGCCAAAGATCCCAATCGCCAGCTGACTTATAATGCTGATTAAAATACCCATGTGTATCATGTAATTCTTTGCGCCACATAGGATTGTTGTGTGGAAGATTTTGTCGTAACATAGCTTCCTTAGAAAATTGTTCAAAATGATACTGCTGACAGTTGGGTGGCACATCTTCCCAACGTACATTTGCTTCGTGAACAATGTAACTGTCATTGTATACTAGTCCCACTTCTGGGTTGGCGTATAACAACTTAGCTTGTTTCTCGTAAGCGTCTGGAGGGCGCCTATCATCACAATTTACATTGGTGACATATTCACCCGTGGCCATTTTAATTCCCATGTTCCACGTATCATAGATGCCTGGATCTTCTTCAAGTCTCTTATAGATAATATTGTTAGGATACTTCTCCACATATTTAAGAATAACCTCTTCGTCAAACTCTTCTCCAGGAGGATTTGCATTGAGAATAATCCATTCACATTTTTCTTCAAAAATAGTTTGACGTGTAACATCTTCCATAAGTTGTTCGATATATTCATCAGCTTTAAAAACAGAAGTAACCAAAGAAATTTTAGGCAGATCTTTAATATCTACAACTACCTCGCCCTGGATTGGTCCGGTCTGTTCTAGTACAGTATCTACAAATTGGTTATACATGTTTTCTTCAGAAAATCGTTCTGATAATTGCGCTGCATATTCGCATGCTTGTTTTGTTTTTCCTTCAGAAACATCTAAATATGCTTTTCTAATTTGTTTTCTAGCAGATTCTACATTAGGTAAACACCACTGAGAACCTTGGGCTATAACCCCTTTCCATTCGGCAGCTTTTTCAATTTCTCCTATGGTGTATTCTACTTCATAGAAGTGAGCGTGCCCTTGTTCATCATAAAGAAAATCATTTTGTCCAGACCACCCAGGAGCGACCACTGGCAATCCGCTATAAGCGGCTTCAAAGATTGGAAGACCATAACCTTCACCATGTGTCAATGTAACAAAAGCATTAACAGAAGGGTGAATATACAAAGAGTGCATTTCTTCATCGGTCATATCACCGTGTAGAAGATAGAGCTTACATGTATGATCTTCAAACTCTTTTAATAAATTTTTAAGATTGTTATATGTCATCTCTCTATCCATAAAACAATTTTTAGCATGATTTGTTTTAAGAATAAGTCCTACATTTTCATTTTTAAATTCTTGCATAAAAGCTGTAATTACATTTTTAATATTTTTGCGAGGACCCATCTGGGCAACACATAAAAAATTAAAATCGGTATCAGTTTTTAACTCTATCTCTGGCAATTCTTCTGCGGTATATCTTTTTACTGGGTAGTTGACTACTCGTATGGGTCTTGTTAGAGATAGTTTCTGAGCAGGGTTGCTTTGATTAGCATAATGTGTTTGCTCAAAAACATTTTTAGAATGTTGTGAAACAACGACCAATGAACTCATAGTATTAGATTTAACAAGCCATTCTGGTGCTACCCGATCTGTTTCAATGCCGGCCGTATACCCAATATTAATAGGCGCTAGTGATTCCCATTCATTAGGAATAGTTACCTGAATAGACACATCAAACTTTCCGCCATTTTGCACATAATGAACAGTTTTGCCAATTGTGCTATCAATCCATCGTCTTTCTTCTGTGTCTTCATAAATCCAAGAAGTTTGCCCCCATTGCAATGGCTGGATGAAAATATCAAAAATATCTTGTCTAGAGCGTAGACTCCGTAATGCAAATCTAGCCTGTTCTCCATATCCAGAGCGAGTCAAAATTGGACCTTTGAGTAGTATTTTTTTCTTCATTATGCCACCTCCCACAAGTGCCAACGTTCGTATCCCGTGCGTGTATCCCACGAGCCATGTTCTTCAATAAACGTATCTATCATTTTTACCCAATCTTCTCCAAATTTTTCAAAGTTATAATTTTTATCAACGTGTTGTCTACCTTGAATAGACATCTTTTTATAAACTTTGTCACTAACCTTAATGGCCTTTTTCAAAGTTTCTGTAAAGTCTTTCTGTGTAATTCTATCTTCGTAGATATAAGGCACTTGCAAAGAACCAATAACTGATTTAGCAGCCGGCTCTATTCCAAATCCAAACCAATTTTCTCCATCAGTCACCTGTTCTTGTAGTCCCCCAGTCATGGTTACAATAATTGGAGTCCCACAAGCTAACGATTCCTGTGCTGAAAGTCCAAACCCTTCTGCATCTGAAATGCTAACTGTATAATCTGCAACATTATACAGCGTTGCCAGTGCCTCTGGATTTAGTTTGTTGGTAGAAAGTAAAACTTGTCCATCAGTTAACTTTAGATGCTCTATAATATGCGGCAAATCTTGTCCGTGAGCATCTCGCGCGTCTGTATGCATTAGCAGCATTGCTTTATCGTGACCAACTTCATCTAAAAATTCTTTAAACCACCAGATTAAAGTTCCACTTTGTTTTCTTCTTGCATTTCTGCTGTTAAAGAAGAATAACTTTTTCTTTCCTTTGCTTAGTTGCTTTGCAACCTCAGCTACAGCTGGATAGTTCTTGTCATTCTTTTTATATTTATAATAATAATTAGGATCTACTGCATGTGGCAGATAATAAGATGGCACCTCCGGTGCTACTTCTTCTAATATTTTTTTAGTTACCTTTGAGATACACACCACTTCATCTGTAGAGCTATAAAACCTAGAGTTAAAGTGAGGTGCAGGAAAATTGTCCCATACGTGATAATATACTAACGGTACCTGGGCTCTGATTTCGTTTTCAATTTCCCAAAGCCAGCCATAAAATCTTGGATCTGTCATAAACCATACCATGTCTGGTCTCTCACGAGCCATAATAGAGCGTATTGTTTCTTGATTGCCGTACCCATCAACTGGATATATAAGCCATCTATCGCCCCACTCTTCTAATCTCTGTGGCTCGTAAGCTTTGTGTTTGACAGCACCACCTAGACTAATAACATCATATCTGTCACTTCGCAGTAAAGCCTCAATAACATATTTTGTTTGTGTTCCTACACCCGATGGAGATAGGGGGTGATCAGACAAAGTTAAAATCTTCTTTCTTTTCATTTGTGTGTTTCCTACGGACAATGTTCCGTTTTATAAAATTTACACCCGTACCCGGAGGTACAGGACAATCTATTTTTAATATAACGCTTTTTCTTAATATTGTAAAGGGCCATATTCAAAACTTTTAACGCATTTTTAGTTTTTCTTTCACCACTGGTTACTCTAAAAAACTCTACTCTGTTGTTTTTTGCAGTTCTTTTAAGTAATGCAAAATGAGTTTCAATCGACTTAGGATCTGTTTCTGTAGCTTGCGCAAAGAAATGTTTATACAGTGTTAACTGATAGGTTACCATTTTATCGCTTCTTTTCTTTCTATCCCATCCCCACGAACAAGTTTTCCAGTCAAAAATATGGATTTTGCCGTCAGGAGTCGCAACCACAGCATCAATAAATCCTTTAAATTTATATTCTTCTTCTCCTTCAATTGGCTCCATAAGCGGCATTTCTACGGCCAAGACTTCAAAATCATAACCAAAATATTCAACTAGCGCCTCTTCGATTTCTGGGAGGATTTTCTTACCTTGTCCCACCATGTCAGACACGAGTCTATCATCCACATCCACATCGTCGTCCAATGCAGCAATGCAATCAGCAAAATTACTAACAAAAAACTCTTCATCGTCAATCTCCTCTTTTAAAAGCTTCTTCTCACATACTGAATGGATTGCTGTTCCAAACGCAGTATATGCATTGCCTTTAAAGCCGTCAATCTTGTCTACTCTTGTTAGCTTATGGTAAAAAGCACAATGAACCCAATCTTTGAGTTCAGAATACGAAATATGTGGCATGTGCACTCCCTAGTATTTACTAGTATATCAAGCTTGTGCTTACTTGTCAAGTTTATTTATGTTATGCAACATTGTTAATTTTTTATATAACTGTGGGCTTATTTTTTGTAGGTATTTGTGATCAGAGTTAACATAAAAATCTGTGAACGCTGTTGCAAAATATTCTCTTAGCGAAACTGCTGCATATGCATTAATAAAAACACCCATACATAAAGAGCGCAGTTTTTCAATTCCTATTTTTTGAAATAAATATTCATCAAATTTTTTATTATATTCAACATCTAAAAACGGAGCTAATGGTACATTGTGTCCATTGTTTGTCAACAAACTATGCAAATGACGTCGTTTTTCTAAAAATTCATCTTTTACTTTTTGATCTCCATAGATTTCATAACCATACACTGGCTCTAAAGAATGAGAAACTTCGTGAACTATGTCATCAAACAAGTCTGCTTCATCATCCTGGACGTTAGAAATATGCAAAATGCCATCTTTATAAAAAGCATTAATTCCTCTTTCTTCAAATTCTTCAAACCAACCAATTACTATGATCTCTAATTCAATAAGTAAATCTTCTGGAAGTCTTGCTTCCACGTCGGCCACTACTTTTTCAACGTCAATTTCGTCGTTTATTAAATCGTCTTTGAAATATACGTGTGTGCCGCGACTTGTATAGAAATCACGATTCTGTTCCATTATCTGCGCTTGTTTTTGTTTCAAGTGTTGTAGCATCTTCTAATCCTAGTTCATAGCCGCGCAAAAAGTTTTCCTCTGCAACTGCCAAAAGAAACTCTGGAAATTCTGTTGCCATTAGTTGTGCAATCATATCTACAGTTACTTCGTCATTTTCAGGTGAAAGCTTTTCTCCCGCGTAATTTACCAAAAATTGCTTTAGTTCAGAGTTTGTCTTTACAGGCATCGCTAATGTAGGATTTGTATGGACTTGTTCTTCATTAATAATTGTATCTTTGGTTTCACTCATTTTTAACTCCTAAAATAATATATCACTTATTTTTTGTTTTGTCAAATAAACGTTTGTTTATTATAATACTTTGGACGCTAGCGTTGCAATATCAGAACGTTCGCCCTTTTTAAATGTTACATGACCAGCCAGTTCTGAGTCTTTAAATTTTTCAACTGCATGTGCTAGTCCGTTAGATATTTCATTGACGTATACATTGTCAATTTGTTCAATATCCCCTGTTAAAACAATTTTAGAGCCTTCGCCTATTCTTGTAATAATTGTTTTAATTTCATGTTTGGTTAGATTCTGTGCTTCATCTATGATAATAAAAGCATTTGCAATAGAGCGGCCACGAATATATGTAAGCGCTTCAATCTCAATCTTGCCTTTTTCAATATACATCTCAAGAGATGTTCTATCACCCATTAAAAACTTAAGGTTATCTTGAATCGGCATCAGCCAAGGAAGCATTTTTTCTTCCATAGTGCCTGGAAGAAATCCAATATCTTTTCCGAGCGGTTGCACGGGTCGAGAAACGATCAATCGTGAATATAGATTCTCGTCTGCGCGTAATCCAATAGTCTGCTGCAGACCTGCTGCTATAGCCATCAGCGTCTTTCCACTTCCTGCTCTTCCGACTAAGGAAACAATTTTTACTTTTGGATTCATTAAAAGGTCAATTGCAAACGCTTGTTCCTTGTTCCTTGACTTAATATTCCAATCTTTGATATCGCTATGGATTATTTTTTTCAAAGGAAGGTGGTGCCCTTGGAAGCACGCTAAAGCTGTTTTCTTAGGGTTAGCGTTAGACACCAGCAACAAATATTCATTAAGAAACAATTCTTCAGTAATTTCATCTGGATCTAGCCTAACTTCTTCATCATTGTAAAACTGATCAATTGCTGCGTCATCAATAAGATATTCGGTAAACCCTTGATAGAGTTCTTCGGAAGATCTAACCGCTTTATCTGTGATGTAATCTTCAGAGAGTAGTCCAATAGAATCACTGATAACTCTCATATTAATATCGCGGCTAACAATAATTGTTTTTCTGTTTGGGTTGTTTGCTCGCACGGCCGTTGCAGTCGCAATAATTGCGTGATCTGGAATTCTAACATCTAAATCAGGAGGAAACACTGCGTCTTTAAGGCATTGATAGGACATTACTTTTAAAATGCCTTTACCTTTTTCAATTCTAACCCCTGTTTCTAAATTTCCACGGTCTCTAAATTCGTCTAAAATACGAATAATTTTTCTTGCGTTAGAACCTACAGAATCTTGTCGTTTCTTGTGTTTGTCAACTTCTTCAAGAACTTTTAATGGAATGAAAATATCGTGATTATCAAACTTAAAAATAGATTCAGCATCAGTAAGATAGACACTTGTATCTAAAACATAATTTTTTTTAGCCATGTTGTGAAACTATAACCTTTGTTCTATTTTAAATAGTCTCGTTTATCAAATAGGGGCATAACCAAGTGGTTTTAAAGTATCCCAGTTTATATTTTCTGTAATCTCATTTATTACTTTATCACCAAGACGTTGTAGATATTTTTTATTTAAATAATAATCTTTATAATCCCAATTTTTATTTTTGTCTTTGCGATTTTGCGGAGATGGGTCACACCCACTACGAATATTTAAAAAAGATGAATTTCTTTTAGTAAGATTGTATTTTGATTCAAATTTTTTTAAAACATCTTCATGATTAAATAATATATCTTCATATCTTACTATTTCAACGTCTTGGTTTAACCAGTGACTATATCTTTCATTGTAACTTTGTATTGATTTTTCTAATGATCCATCCGAAATTTTTATGTCACAAGTTTGCAACGACATATCGATGTTTATTGGTTTAAAAAATATATATTTATCTGTTTCTGGGTTTTCTGTTGTTCTTGTTGCCCAGTCAAGCATACTAGATATCCAAGCATATGGGTTTTTAATATTAATTAATGTGGTAATATTATCTGATATTGCGGCGGCCATTAATTGTTTATGGACTATATTTGGATTATGTTTATTTATCCGCCATGGCGGCATGCCCTGTGGGTATTCATTATTGTAAAATTCTGCTTCAATTGCTTCATATGAAATAGATGATAAAGCAGGGTAATTAGGAAAAACATATTTTTTGTATCCGTCACTGTCTGGATTTAAATCATGTTTCCAAAATAATTTTGACAATATTAAAACATCTTCAAAGTTTTCTTCTAATAAAGCTTGTGTATAATTTGTACCGCTTCTGCGTACACCATATTGGTGAAAAAATTTCATTACTTCTCCTAATGGAGCCACCGAGAGGAGTCGAACCTCCGACCGGCTGATTACAAATCAGCTGCTCTACCAACTGAGCTACGGTGGCGTTAGTTGTTCTGTAGCATTATCTAATTTTTCTTGTATGTCTAAAATTGATCCACTATACGGCATAAGACATGCTAAAAACCACAAATACACCATTGCAGCAATCAATATTGTCATCAATGCTTGAAGTACTAAATCTCCTGTGTCCATATAGTAGATAGGCGAAAAAACAAAGAATGGAGCGGGAGACGAGATTTGAACTCGCGACAGCCACGTTGGCAACGTGGGGCTCTACCACTGAGCTACTCCCGCAAAGAGCCGGTTTTTCTGCGTCCAAGGAAAACCGGTAAACCCCCGCCTACGTGACGTTCGGCGGCCACGTATCGTTATTAGTCCGACGATACAGCGGATTCACTGGTATTATCAGTGGTCTTTGCAGGAGTCTCAGTTGTATTACTAGTAGTTGTTGTAGTGTTTTCAGTGTTACCTGTTGTATTACTAGTTGTCTCACTAGTAGTTTCCGTGGTTGTTTCAGTTTCTGCTGCAGTAGTTGTGTTTGTTTCTGTTTCGGTACAACCCGCCAAAACAGCCAACGCGATGATTGTTCTATACATTATTTCTCCTTTTTATAATCTTGCCAATCAAGCCAAAAACCAAGAGCGACCATAAAATGCATTATGGCCGAGCTTGATAATTCTATTATATCATGGTAGTCATTAAGATGCAAGTGGACATGTCCAACAATCCAAAAAGGAATTGCAAACTGTTGACTGTACCAAATTAACGCGAACTTGCTAAATTTAGCTGTCGACTCTTTCTGTAAGATACTTTACATCCTGTGCTACGGTTTCTTTAAACCGATTTGTATCGCTACGCAACGTTGATACCTCATCAACAAGTTGACTTACTCTTCTTTGTAGTTGTCCAAGTTGCGTACGCAGTTCTTTTACTTCTTTGGTGGTACTCATTATTTCTCCTTTATATTGAGCATCTATAAATCAATTCACACAATAGAAAACCTATTGAGGAAAATATTATCAATTCTAAGTATAACTTATAATTCATGCGCTGTCAAATATTATTTTTCAATCCACACGATTGCATAAGAATTGTTATTTTTTTTAAGAGCAACAAAAGTTTCGTTAATTTTATTTAATGGTATTAAATTTTCTTTTAGAATTTTTACAGCTTTTTTAGAAGAACCGGAAACCCAACTTAGTTCTTGTACTTGGCAACTTTTTTTTACTATAGCTTTGTTTTTACTTGGGTAAAAAAAATTGTTGTGTCCAATTTCTGATACGTAGCACACTGTGTTTTTAGGTAATATCATGTTTTTTCCCATAAATAGTTTTTCCATAGATCATTTATTTTATTTTTTTTCACTCTTCTCAATACAGTTGGCTTAGGTTTTTGTGGAATTTTTAACAAATTCATCTTACACTCATGAAGCAAACGTGAGCCTTTTTTTTGATTACATTTTTTACATGCAGTAACAAGATTTTCCCAAGTATTTTCTCCGCCGCGTGATTTAGGTATTATATGATCTAAAGTTAATTCAAGTTCTGGAAATTTTTTAGTGCAATATTGACACTGATAGTTATCTCTCCACAGTATATTTGTGCGATTTGGTGCAAGATTATTAAAGTGGTATTTTACATATCTTTTTAATACTATAACTGCGGGCAATTTAAATGATTGTTTTGCAGATCTTATATCTGTTTCATAGGATTCAATGGCCATGGCTTTACCAACAATGCACAACACTAAAGCTTCCAAAGAATCAATTAGTTCTAGCGGTCGAAATGCTGAATCTAATTTAAGTGATAACATATATATATATTTCCTGGTTGCTAAAGTAACTAGGGGTTTTTTACGTAAATTTTATTTCTGTGATACTCTTGGCTTTGTTCTAACTGGTGCAGTTTTTTCTGGGGAGTCAAAATCTCTTACTCTTTCTACAAGATCAGAAGAACTTGCTAATTTTTTGTCTCCGCCTACTGACCATAATAATTGAACTCCTAAATCCTCACACACTTGCTGTTCAGGAGTATTAGTTCGTCCACGATCACCGCCATTTGCAAAATAATCAGGACGATGGCGCTGAATAGCTTCACAAACAGTATCGTCACCATCATTAACTGAATCAACTAAAACAACTCCTTTAATAGCGTTTAAAATTTCCGCACGTTGTGAAAAGGTCATAAACACAAATCCTTTCTTTCTAAACAACCAATCATCAGAGTTGGCAATAACAATAACATCTCCGTACTCAGCTGCAGCACGAATCAATCGAATGTGTCCTGCATGAACTGGATCAAATCCTCCAGACACCATTACTGTCTTTTTGCGATTGCTGTTTGGCCAACCATCACTTCTTCCGTCACTCATTTGTATTTTTTCCTTTTTTAGTTTTAGTTTGTGGTGGATAATAAGATTTTACTTTAAACTTAGATCCGCCAGGACCGCATCGTTTTATTTTAACAAGTAATTTGTTATCAGTATTCATAGATAGCAAGACTGCTCTATAGCTGTCAGCCTCTTCATAAGTATCAAAGATACCTTCTTGTTTCCAACTTTTATTATTTTGTTTATTTGGATCCATTCTATCCTCCTAATTCTCTAAGAATGTAATAGTCAATAATCTCAATTGTTTCTGGTGGGCCGCTTGTTTCAAATGCACGGTCTTTAGTTTTTAAAGCTGAGAATATTTCAAAATCGTTTCCGTCTATTCCGCAGCGATCACCAACAAACCAAAAATCCCATTTACTTTCATCAAAGTGGGTCAAAGCATACGTCTTATCCCAACCAGTAGGGTAGATATCAAAAGATGTATTTCCGCCTAATTTAATTGTTAGTTCAATACCTTCTTGTACAGCAAAAAATTTTAGTTCTTTAATAAATTTATTTCTAATTTTATGCAATTTATCTAAAGCTTTAAATTCGTCTCTACTTTCTTGATTTGCATTTCTTCCGATTGGGCACCAATTTATCATTGAGTCTCTGTTTTGCACGAAATGTCCAGAAAGAGGTATATTATATTCATTAACAAGTTCAGATTGAAATGTACAAATCATTTTCATAAGCATATTAAAATGATTCTTGCCAATTCTTTTAATCATAGAGGTAGTTGAGAGTGTTTGAAAAATAATTTCTTCATCACCATGAGGAATAATATATTCAGTGCCATTACAAGGCAATAGGTGGCAGTTATTGCGAACTATAGGATCATTTAAAACAGGCCATAATTGCTCTTTAATATATTCTACGCCTGAACCTGTAACGAAACCTATTTCTGCATGTCTTGCTAATTCTCGAAGCGCTCGCATCATTCTTTTTTGGATGGGTCTGCGAGCTTCAGTTAATGTTCCATCTACATCAAATAAAACTAAGGTTTCTTTCAATTTACTTCCGGTTTAAAAAGTCAATAAAGCTAAGTGTGTATAAAAGCAAAATATACGAACAAATTGCAAGTAAACTATAAAGTATCTCTATCATTTTGAAAACTCATTAGATAAGTTTGCATTTTTACGTTTAATGCTTGTTCGCGTAATTTTGTTTGTTTATGATACTGTATTAATTTAACACCAAAATAACCAAGTGTCAAGATATTTATAAAAATATATATTGAGAGTCCCATAGCGCCATCCTTTTTGGTTATGCGCCAGTGTCCTCATCTTCTGGAAAATAACGATAACCAATTTCTACTAAGTCATTCCCGCCTGGTATGACTGTAAAATAAATAGTATTGTCTGTAGAAGAATAGGTCCAATCGTAATTTAATGAGCCATTAATAAAAACACGGATAGAATCCTCAACTGGTTCGTAGGTTAACGGCCATGATTCTGCTGGTTCCAATCTAGAAGATGCATCATTTACGCCAGGAGACCAGTCATCAGAACAAATATCTACTATAGTGCCTCCAAAATAGTTAGTTGCCTCCATATATCTATATCCAATATTGTAGACACTAGGCGGTCTCTCGCATGCTGAATCAGCTTGTTCTACGTTTACTATGCTTGCTATATAAGCTGAACCATTTCGTTGGGAACCAAACCACGAAGTAAATTGACTAACTAATGGAAAATAATCATCGCTTTGGTCTTCTTCGTCTGAAACAAATACAACTAATAAAGCTGCATCTGGGCGAAGCCATGTTTGTGCATAGGTATTGTTGACTAGATATTCATAAGCTGCATCAAAGCCTTCTTCTCGGTGTCCTCTACCCATTAAAGTATACATGTCAATGGCATCTTGAATAGTATCTCCAGGCACAAGAGGAAACTGTGCTTCAAGTGAAGCTTCTACTGGATCATTTGACATCATTGCTAAACGCCAACCAGAGGATGGAAGCGCCAACATCATTGCTTCAATACCTGCTAACAATTCTTCGTCATAAATACTCATTGAACCGGATGTGTCAATTACCCATATAATGTCAACACCATCAACACTTTGAGGTTGAATAAAAGAATCTATCCAAATTTCACCGGGATCAGTTGGTACTTCTTCGTATACATAAACTGGCACCTCTTGGTAAACTACCTCAGTTGACCCTCCGGTGACAATACTATAATCTGGCGAGCAGCCTGTTAAAACGGCTACTGCAAAAGCCAATAATAGTTTTACATATTTTTTTGCCATCCCTATTAGTACGTAGTGTACTAATCGGATTCAGTCTTTTTTTGCTTCATTATAATTGAGTGTAGTTGTCCTGGCGATAGATCTGTTTGGTTGTAAATTTTAATTACTTTCCAATCAACTACCCCTGAAATTCTAAGCGCATACGCGATCCATTCACTACAATACCACTTGTTTTTTCTTTTAATATTAAATGGCAAAAATTGTGACAGAATCATGCCGATCCAATCGTATTTACATTCTTTAGTTTCTTCAAAAAAATCTAAAATAATTTCTTTTTGATTTTCATCAATTTCAAGTGATACAAAATCCCACTTATCCAAATCAAAATCAGTTTTTGTTCTTTTGGCCACTTCACCAGTTAAAAAAGGACTAATACTAATCCAAGTATAATTGTCAGGCATAACTAACTCTGCATGGCTATACGGACTCTTTGTCCACCAACGCACAATACGGTTTTGCCAATTTCCTTTGGCTTTATAAAAAGCCACTTTAACTTTCATATACAAAAACTCCTCATTAATAACTATAACATGTTTATCAATGAGGAGAAATATAAAATTTTATTTTTTTTTTAGTCTTCGATTTCCACTACTTCAATTTCAAAATTAAGATCTTTGCCTGCTAATGGATGATTCATATCCAATGTTACATTAGTGTCTGTGTGTTCTGTAATTGTGGCAATAAATGTTCCTGCTGGTCCAGTTCCTTGGATTGCTTGACCAACGTTAAAAACAAAATCTGGACCAAAAGCTTCTTTAGGTACAACTTGAGTTGCTTCTGGGTTGTGTGCCCCATACGCATTTTCAGAAGTTAAAGAAATTTCTTTAGTTTCTCCCTCTGTCATACCTACAATTGCTTTTTCAAAAGCCGGCAATAGTTGACTATTTCCCACTAAAAAACTAAGTGGAGTACCTCGTGCACGAGAACTATCAAACTCAGTACCATCCAACAAAGTACCGATGTAGTGAATTTTTACGTTGTTTCCAACTTCGACTGTTTTCATTATTTTTTTCCTTTATTTTTTTGTCGACTTGTGACTGCTAATTCTATTTCTTCTGTTGGTAAATCCATATCTTCTTTAAGATCTAAAAGTGCCTTTTCAATTTCATCAGTTACTTCGCAGTCAATATCCTCTTCTATCTCATATGTTTTTTCCTTAGAATAGTATATGCGATTTTTAATATTTTGTATAAATTTATTCATAATTTAATTAATCTCTACTGTTCTTACAACGGGTTCAGCATTTGTTGGTACAACTTTTGGCAATCTTAAAGTAAGAATTCCGTTTTCAAAAGTTCCAGTTACCGAGGTATCATCAAGATTGTCTCCTAAACGAAACGAGCGCGCAAAAGCAGAGCGCTTAACTTCGCGCTTTACATATTGTGCATCTTCTACGTCTGAACGTTGATTACTTTCAGCTTTAATAGTCAAAACTCCCTCAGCAATTTCTACTGAAACATCTTCTTTGGTTAAGCCTGGAATTGCGGCCTCAATTTCAACTCTATCATCGAAATTTACAACATTGCACTTAGGATAAGAACCTTGTACAAAAAAGTCTTGTCCAAACTCCTGATGTAGTGTGGGGAACATATCACCCATCAAACTATTAAAAATTTCATCAAATGGAGTTAGGAATTCCCGCTTGGAAAGTGTACGCGCGGGATGCGCACTTCTACGAATAATATTGCTCATTACTATTTCTCCTTATCTTTTTTAGTATAAAGCTGTAAACAGTCGCATTGATCTGCTTACCTTATAAATATAACCATATTTTATTATTAGTCAATACTTTTTTTACTTTTTTGCCTTACTCTAAAGGAATATCTTTAATCTGATAATGAATTTCGTTGGTTACTGGATTAATAATAATATCAACAGTAGGTGGCGAAAATTCGGTGCATCTAATTTCAGTTGTTTCATTTGTTTTTCGTACATAAAGCCTATCCCCTTCAGAAATATCGCAGGGTATTAACTCTATTGGTAAGTGGGTGTCAAATGTTCCAACATTTTCATATGCAAAAACAATATGAGCTAAATCATCCTCAACTTTATCAACTGTGCCGATAAAATTTGAAATTAAAACCATAGTAATTATATTAAACATTATTTCCTCTTTAAATGGTGGAGACGGCGGGAGTCGAACCCGCGTCCACAATAAGTCCAATTTTAGTCATTCACAAGTTTATTTGATTTTTGCTGAGTAACTTAATCTCATGCCGTCCGTTCTTTAAAAATCAAAAAAAACGGGGTGATTAATCAACTGGCAAGCTAAACCCTCACCCTATCCCAATTGATATGTTTTGGTAGTTATAAGATACCGCTTACTACCCTGTTGCAGTACCTGCTCAAATTGGATAGAAGGCTTTGAGCGGCCTCCCGATTAAGCTGCTAAAGCAGCTGCTTCGAAATGGTTGTTGTTATTTGCAACTATTGTTTTTGAACTGTTAAGGTCGTATCTAACCTACTTGCACTATTCCTCTTTCTTACTCTGTCGAATCCTTTTCGTCCCCTTTTTTAACGTTTTACAAACGGCATAATCCATGTTTGCAATTCTTGTGCCGATGTAGCAAAAGGCTCATCCGGCACTAAATTATGTTTATCTAGTGTTGCTTGGATTTCTGGCCAAAAAATTTCTTCTCCCCAATCATGCACAGCGATACAATCACCGCTTTTTAATAGCGGCGCGTACATGTTAAATTCTCTGGCCTTATCTCCACCATCACAAAAAATAAAAGTTTTAAAATCGGCGACATTCTCAGTTATGTGTTTACGAGCTGGTTCGCTAAATATATCTTCTTGAGAAAAGTTAATATACGGAGATATCTCTGTTAATTTTTCGTACCAATGTCCACACCCTTCATGCTCTCTTTTATACCAAGTATCTTGTGGAAAAAGTTCATAAGTTTCAAAAAACATTTTTTCAGTAACAGCAGCATAGTTTGCTAAATAAACACTTAAACTGCCTTTTTGGCTTCCTATTTCTACCATATATTCAAAATTATGCGCGTCAAAGTAATACTCAAACCATGGAATAGCTAGCCAATTTTGTGACATACCGCCTCCCATTAATTTTTGATTAATAATAGAAATATCACCTATTGTCATAATTTTTTCTTTGTATAACTGTTTTGGAATTAACTCGCTATTTCCATGCATGTTTTGTAATAGATTTTTATCATATTTCATGTTGTTTTTCTTTTCTTTTTAACAATAACACCCATGGGAGTACCATCCTCAGCATCTAACCATATAGTTATTTCTTTTTTAGTTTCTTCTTTTTGAATTTTTGAATGATTGATTTCTTTTTTAGCTTTTTTTAAAGCTGCATTTTCAGAACTGTGGGAGCTAACTAAGTCACCTTGAATAAACCTTCCGTTCCATTTATATACTTTCCAACTCATTTTCTCTCTCTTCGAAATAATTATCAACTTTATATCTGCTTAGAGTTTTTTTAAAATCACCGTAAGTCATTCCTAAAAATCTTGCAGCATCTTTTTTAGAATTTGTAGTTGAGATGGCAAATTTTAAAAGTGCATCTTTAATAATAGAACTAGAGTTTCTCCAAATGTCAAATCCATATAATCTATTTTTAAAATGCCTTGCTGATAATTCTAATTTAATAGCAATCAGATCTTCTAAAGTTAAGTTATTAATTAAAACCAATAAACTATCATTTACAAGGTTTTGATCTTCTAAATAACTTATTACACTTTTATTAATAGTAGTAGATTTATTAGCTTTCATAACTTTCATACGCTGTCACAACTTTATTATAACGTTGGTGTAAACACGTGTCAAGTACTTTTTATAAATTTAATTCAAGATCGTTTTCATCGTCGCTAGCGCCCATATCGTTCATTTCTTGACCTTGGACTGCGCTATCATACGCTTGATTTGTTGGTTCGTCAACTTCGGGAGTAATTTCTTTTTCAAACTTATCAAAATATAATTTTAAATTAGCAATTAAGTAATCATAAAATAATTCTTGATCTTCAGTATTAGAAAGCAAATCGAAAGAATCTACAATACTTGTTTGAATTTTTTTGAAAGCGTTATAAGCAACATTACGACCAGTTTCATCAGCCCCTTCTAACCCAAATTCATCGCGAGGGTCTTCTTCTTCAACATCTTCATCATCAGATTTTTCAGCATCTGTACGAATATCAATAAATTTATCGTCATCAGTGATATCAACATCGATGTCTTCTTCTAATGCGCCACTTTCATCAGCGGCCTTTTCATTAGCTTCTGCAGGAGTTAATGCTCCAATCACAGCATTGATAATATGTGAGCGAAATGATTTTCTTTGCTCTGGATCTGTTGTAAGAAGCTTAAAATCGGTTTCTAAAACAGGAATAATCTTTTTTAAAAGATCTTCTAACACATTGATACCAGTAGATTTGTTAGGTGTAGGCTCGTTGTCTGGAACTGTAGATTCTTTTAATAATCTTACTTCGTGCTTTAAAAGTCCACGAATTACATCTCGCAGTTTTTCTTCATCTAATTTTTGTTTTGCCTTGACAACTTTAATTGCTCGGCGTATACTTTCTCTTAGTACTTTTTCTTCTTTTGCGTTCATCGAATAAGTCCCTTTTCCATAATTAGTCTCATAACTTCATCAGTGGTATTATTTTCTGCGATTCCTAAAGTTCTTTTCATTACCTTATCTTTCTTTTTGTCTTTTTTCGGAACAACGTTTCCTGAATATCCTACGTTGCTTCCGCCGGCCCCAGAAGAAATTTCGTTAAGTCCAGTATTGATTCCTAAAATAGATAGAAAATCAAAAACATTATCATCACCAGTAAAGTCTTCTAAAAGCTCAATAGCTTCTTCATCTTCATCTGCAATCCCAAGAAGATATCGCATATCAGATGCGTGAAATTGTCTTGGATCTTTGCCGGCGCCTTTAACGCTTGGCATTTCTTCACGAATTGGTGACTGATTTAACAAATCCATATAATAAGAGGAGTGGTTAATTGGATCTACAGCAGAATTTTGAAGAGGAACCATTTTGACTCCCGGCTTTAAATACTTTTCAGCCGTTTGAAAACGAGCAGCATCATTACCTTTCGACGAAACACCAAGAATTACAGTATCCCCTTCATGCAATGGACCTTCGCTACCAATAAAATCATATGTAGCTGATATCGGAGAGGCATGATCAGAAATCTGCACTTGCACATTTGGAAGATGAGATACTAACGACTCCCACATACGCTCAGAGTCTTCGGCAGTGATTTCTCTACCATTTGGTAATCTACGTCCGCTTTTAAGAGGTCGAGAAATTAAAACAACAACTTCATCGGCCATGTCAGAATATTTTTCAACCATTCCTAAATGTCCTCTGTGCGGTGGCTTAAAAGCGCCAGGAACAATTGCAATTTTTTTAGCTTCTACATCAACTGGCTCACCAACTGGATCAGCATCTTCGTCATCTAAAGCCGGCTCATCTTCTTTCATTATTACTGGCTGCTGTGGTGCTTGACCAAATCCGCCACCAAGGTTACCTAAAATAAACTCTCCAGTAATCTTTACAGGATTCGGACCAAAAAGCTTATCATCACGAATAACAACACCTTCATGGTTCATTACGTCGCCCATCGGACTCGTTAAACCTCCTAGAACTTTGTTACCTAATAATCTAGTAGCATGCATCATTACAGCACCATAAATTGCTGCTTCAGCATCATTGTCTTCAATTAAATCTACGATTGGTACTTTTTGTTGCAGAATATTCAGATAAAGTTGCTTATGAAGCGGATGAGTTTTTGATCCGTCCTTTAACTTGACTGTTTTATAACGCGGATTAGTGGCCTCAGATAACCACTCACCTAAAGACTTAGTAATCTCGCGATCATCTGAAATTTTAACAGTAAATGGCTCTGAGAGTACGTCACTGTACTCAATGTCAGCCATTTTCTCGGTCGGCACACTACCATATACCTGAAATCCTCGCTCGTTTGCAATTGGGTTAAGCTTTTTAACAAGCTTTTCCATAACACCGGGGTCATAAGGTATTTCTGTGCTCGGAGCTTTCACGCCTTCAGGACGTTCCATTCCAGGTCTTTCAATACCTTTTGCAGCCCCAGATTTACCAATTTTGTGATAAAATTGATTTAGCCCGTGAATAGCAAGGAAATTTTCATCATATTCGGTAACGTTTGTTGTCCCTTCTACATATTCAGTATTTAAAAATCGAGAAGGATCATCCCACATGCCCAATGCAACTAACTCTGATTTTATTGAGGGTAACGCTTCGTTTAAAATTGACAACAAAGTTTTGATTGCCGGCCGCATTCCATGTCCTTCTGGAAAACGGTCATCAACGCGGGACATCGTGATTCCTTCGATGTCTATTGGTTTGAGAGAACCACGGTCTACCGCAAATTGTTTCTGTTCATCGCCGACAACTTTAAACGATACGTTTACGCCGTCTATTTTAACCGATCCTGCCCCTTGTTTTTCTACGTAGGTCTTAGCCCTTTCAAAAAAATCAAGAAGGTCAGAGCCTGTGTTAACCCACCCTAAATCAAAAGGATGGGCCATGTGTCCAGCTGCACCACCCATTATGAATCCTCGTTTTTGTTTTCTTCTAAAATAGTAAGCCTTTCTTCAAGAATCTGAAGTTCATTTTGCATTTGACGTGCAGACCGGCGCGCCTCTCTAAGATGCTGTTTAGCTATAGATAAACGTCGCTCTTCAGTCATAGACCTTGGTTTTATTCCTGCGATTATTTCCTGTAAACCCTGAAGATAAGTAAAAATACTTCTTTCTTTAGAATTTTCATGCAAATAATCAAACCACTCTTGATTATCAAACACAATGTACTCCTATTTTAGTTTACTTAGACTTTGTAGATTTAGCGCGGGGCTTTCGATTAGATTTTGCCTTTGCTTTTGGCTTAGGTTCTTTTGCTGCTTCTGGCTCAGAAAGTTTTTCAGGCTCTGTGCAATCTGGCTCGTCACAGCATTCCTCTTCGGGCTCAGGCTTGGCTGCTTTGGGGCGCGCCTGTGGGGCGGGTTGAGATACTTCTTCGGCCGCCTCTGGTTCCGCTGGGGCTGACGCTTCTTTTTCTGCTGCAACTTTTGCTAAAAGCCAATGTTTCTTCCATACTTTACCCATTTTTCTTCATCTCCTTGAGTCTAAGTACAAGCGCTTGAGCTAATTTTGCCGCTCTTTGCTCTTGCAATTTTCGCTCTTCGTTTACATAAGCTTTATCGCCTTTCTTTTCGCCGCGACCTTTTCCACTATGTTTAAGATCATCATCTTTCTTAGTGGTATAGTCTTTTTCACCCTTGTGAGTCTTAGAATCATCACCTTTAGACTCGCCATCATCTTTTTTGCCAGGAGGATGACCGTGACCTTCAGCTAGCGATGCGTTTGTGACTTGAATGTCTTCTGCTGCAACGTTTTCAAGAATTGTTCCATCTGCTAACTTCATGTCGTAATGTGTAACTCGACCAAGTTCTTTATTATAATTATGATTGACTGCTTCAGCCATTTCAACGGAGCCGTTATAAGAAACGCCACCGTGATGCACGCAATAATGATTAGGAGCAAAAACATCATCTTCAGTCTCTTCTAAAGGACGTACTCTTCGCGCAGAATCACGACCAGCAACTCTGTCGGGGGAGTCTTTTCTGCTCTTCTCATCAATTTGTTCATCTTCCTCTAAAGCACCACCAGATTTAAGAGCTTTTTCTTCTTCATCTTCTCTTTTTTTAGTGCCTGTAAAATCGGCTGGATCTTTTTCAGAATCGGCCTCGTTTAATTTATTAAGGGAAAAACTAAAACCCCATTTTTCTGTAAGAAGAGTGTTAATCTCTCCATTTTTCCAATCTTTTGTAGACATCGAACTTTTAACTCCTTTTTGTAAATGTTCATTATAAATAGTACCTTTTATACTGTCTTCCCAATCTCTAAAAACTATTGACGCTTGGTAAGCTTCAATTTCCATATTTCTTAGATGAGAATCTTTCTGCGCATACCCTTGTTCACCCATCCCTTCTGTATTATCAAAATCTCCGTTACATTTTTGTGTATGGTGCATTAACTCGTGCGCCAACGAGCGCATAATATCTTTAGGGTGTCGATTTGTAGTATAAAGAGTGATGGCTTCATTCTCCGGATCGTAGAAACCAGTTTTGCCTAACGGATTAGCCGCGTTCTCAGCATCTTGTTTCAGAAATAACTTTGGTGGACGGTCAAAGCCCATTTTTTCTTTTGCAAAAGGCATAAATTGTTTAATTAGGGCTTTTAAATCGTTCATGTGTCTAAAAATACCTCTTTTTGATTATCAGAGTACCAGATATACTCTAAATAGTTCCCAAATGGGTCTTTTACATAAACTCCAGTTGTTCCATCACGATGTTCTACTCTAATGCCTTCATGAAGGTCTAAATTCTCTTTTTTCTCAACTAAAACTCCAAAATGTTGATGTGGATAATGTTTTTCATCAATTAGTGCAATATTTGTGTTTGAAAGACGCATTCTAATGTATTTTGGGTCTCGAAAAGTAACTTTTCCGTTTAATTGACGAGTATACCACTCTTCAGCTTCTTTCAAATTACTTACACGTAACGCTATGTGATCAACACAGCTTTTTTTAGTGTTTTCAAAACAATTATGATGTTGCCAACATCGAGGTTCGTACAGTTCTGCGCCACCAACTGTAATTTCTTCTAAATTATCTACTTTTCTGTGTGTGTAATATGCATCTGCTCCGCAAACGGTACAAACAGCCGCACATTTCTCGATTTTAGTGGCCCAAGGAAACATTACTTGTACTTCATCAAAAATATTACCACTAGCAGATAACTCAAGTGAAGATACTACAATGGTTTTACCAATTTTAAATAAATTGATTAAAGTTTTACCAATTCCAGGAATCATAAAGGCTTCATCAACAGCAATAACGTCATATTGCTCTAAATTACAAATTTTAGCTAAATCTTGACCACTTTCTACTAATTTTGCTTTAATTTTTGCACCAGAATGTGTACAAATTTCAGATTCTGTGTATCGATTATCAATTTTAGGTTTAAATGCGACAATTGAACGTTTTTGATATTTATATCGTTCTAACTTTGCTAGCATTTTTGTTGTTTTAGACCCAAACATAGGGCCGCAGTAAATAATAAACTCTGGATTTTGCATTATTGTTCTCTATCGTTTTCTTTGCGAGAAACCAATCGTAAACTCATGGTAAATAACTCTAATTCCACTCTTGAACCACTCAGTGGTAGAACTGTTGCTATAGAAACAACACGATTAGATTTTATTTGATTAACTAATCGTGTAATAACTCCATAAAGATAATTCCATTGATGTTCATCGCTATTCCATGTTGACCATTCTACTATATCACCAATTTTAAAATCTTTGGAGACCAAACTACCAAAATCTTCTTTTTTATCCACGATAACTTACTATCCACGCACATATATTTTTAACTAGTAGTTGATTCATAAGCTCAATTGCTTGTTCTTCTGAATCATATGGCCCGTCTGCGCTCATTTTGTTCGCAGTATCTTCATAGCGGTGAACAAAATACAAAATTCTATTCGATTTCGATTGACCCGCTGCTATGTAGGTTCTCTTCGGCTTCTTCATTTATATCATAAATAGCACTTCCTGATGTTATGATATCGTAAGTTTTTAGTTTTTTGTTATAAACTACTTTTTGTTTGTCTTTTAAATCTAAAATTTTTCGTTGTCGTGTATTGACATTAATAATTTCAATAGTGGCCGTCAATCTTCGATGATTTCTAGATTTTTTTCTTCTGCGTCCCATTATAATCTAAGTTTTGGCGAATCTATTATGGTAGCAGTTATTGTCGCTAATAAGGTTATTGCTGTAAACTCAAAACCAAAAATTCCGTAAAGAATCCATCCTCCTAAAATTACAGTTGTATACTTCCATACTTTTCCAAATGTAAATAACATTAATTAAATCCTAAATCTAATATCTCTTCTTTGTCTATTAATACAATTTCATTTGCGTCTACATAAATCATAACTCTTCCCTGCTCATCTTCTTCGTCGCTAACAATATATCCCTTTGTTCCTCTGCTGATTCTTATCATTGTTTTGGTATTTGGCTGATAACACCAAATATAGCCTGAACCACGTATAAAAATTTCTGGGATTAGGTCCCCATCTTCTTCTGTGATTTTACCAGCTATCTGTTTTAATAGCTTTTTAAAAAAGTTTTTGTCGTATGTTATATTCTGTGACATCATTGTAACTAGATGCCCACATATGGTTCAAACACGTATCATCCTTGAAAGTACTTAGATAATGCTAGCGCGGTGGCCATCAAAAACTGAACTACTGCAAAAATAGTGATAGCTTTTGTCTTAAAAGTCTTTAAATCCTCAATTTCTTGTATGGCTGTTTTTAATTGTGTTGGAGAAGCAATTTCATCAATTTTTTCTTTCCACTCTTTGAGATCTTGAACTCGATCTTCTTTTGCCTTTAGTTCAGTCAATTGATTTTTAACATCTTGAAGCTCTGTTCTGAGTCCTTCAATTCCGTTAGCTAAAGTCTCTAGTTGTTGTAAAACTAATCGAGAATATTGATCCCAACTTGCATCGCCTTGTGACATATTTTATCCTCCCAACACTTTATTAACTAGTAAGCAGACCTATCAAAACTAACACCTAATTTCTTTTAGTCGGTACTCGTTTTCAAATTTCTCCACTTTATAAATTACTAGTTCAAAATTATCAGGTTTAATTGAATTAATTTTTTTGTTATCGCAAACATGATTTAGAACATCTTGAATATTTTTATCAGAATCTTCGTAATACTCTATGCGAGAAACATTAGATTTGCCGTTTGGCATAATTTTGTTACTTAAAAGTCTGGCAATTATTTTACCTTTTGACTTTCCTTCAGAGGCCATCGGTCGAACATTATTGCTATCTATGCCAATTTCATCTAAATATTTCATTATTGGCATTATAGCATCACCACGGCGCGCTGTTAAAATATATGTTTTAGAGTTCTGAGGAAAGTTACGCATTATGTCTGTTACAGCGGTAATTTCTTCAGGCTCTTTAACAACAGCAAAATCACTTAAATCAATTTGATATCCAAGTTTTTGCAAATCTTTTACAGGGTCAAACGTTTCAATGCCTTCTTTTGCTGCAGCTTGGGTCATATACTCTTCAAATTCTTTTTGGTCACTCAGGGTCGCCGCCGAACCGTCAGGCGCTTTCACACGCGTCTCAGAGCGTGTATGGGCTATTGTCTCATCAAAGTCAAAGATGCGAAGCGTGGTGATAGGTTCTTCTAGCTCTTCTCGTACAAATTCTCGCCAATTTTCAAGTAGGAGTTTCACCTGCAATTGCCTTCACATTTTTTAGCATTCCAACAACTACAACTGCAGCTGCAACAACATTGTCCAAAACAAATTTCTGCTAACATTAATGCATAATGACGTAAGCTTTTAAGTATTAGCTTCATTTACAAGTTTCTCCTTTTGTTCCTTAGATAGTTCAACTCCAGACTCTGGGCTATTTTTATATTTTAAAATATTAACGTGCTTTGCTCCGTCAAACACAAAAAGCGGCATGCCTGTTCTTAAAGATAATTCAGCGCTGTGCCATAAAGGTACGAATTCGTCCGCTGTTCCATGTATGATAACACCATTAGAGAATGTTGGATTTTCAATGCCGTTAACCCACCCACGCTTCCATGCCGGCGCTACAAAAGTTACCCTAGGCTGATGGGCTGATTTAGATAGTGCAGCCAGCGCAACGGCTCCTCCGCGACTGTAAGCTATAAGATGTTCTGGCTTCACATTGTTAAGAAATTCGACAGCTTCAATTATATCTTCGTGATCGTGGTTAATTCCTCGGTCGTTTGTAAATTGAGGACAACCTTCTTCGCCGGCTTCCCACTGATTGTCGTTGGGCGGAGTATCACACTGTGGAGATACGCGCATTTGTGTTGGATTCATTTTATACCCGTGAAATGCGGCCGGGGCTTCTTTTAAATACTTTCGCCAATTTTCAAATAAGTGTTTCATAAGTCTTTCCAAATATTTCTCGACCGACGACTCCGTAATCACCGGGACCATATTGTACTAGATAGTCGCCCGGATCGCCTTGGAGTAAATCGTCTGACCAAGATACTTTTACCTGAAATGGTTCCGACATCTCTTTAGCGAATACTGGTATGTTCTTTTTGGAAGCTGTGCCGTCGCCTAAATCATCATATGTTTGTGCAAACTTTTCTGCAGGAATGGGCCACTGTTCACCTTCGGTGCCGGTCATGATTGCATCGCCGGCTTTCGCACCAACCGGTCCCTCCTTGGTTTCGATAGTTTCATCAGCCTTAGCATATCTAAATTCTAGCGGAATAGGTTTTTTCGCAGTCTGAAACCCGTCTTGCGATAAATCCGGGTTGTCGTCTAATCCGATGGTCTCTGTCAAATACTTCCGCCAATTTTCAAATAAGTGTTTCATTTAAACATAAATAGTCCAAGATCTGTAATCACAAAGTCTTTTGTGCCAGGACGCACCATCACATTTCCTGAGTGAACATCTTTGGGTTCCCACTTATGATCTCGCATAAAGTGCTTCATGGCACGAATTAGATTTTGGGCCTCTGGAAAGTTTCTTGTTACTTTATCTGTGTGTTTTCCATATTGACTATATGACGCATCGCCAGCGTGAATAGGTACAATTTGTTTATCAAAAAGTTCTTCGTACGCTTCAAGCAAAGTATTTTTTAGTGCCCATGGAAGTGAATCATAATATCCAGGATCTCGTTTTAAATATTTCATAGATTCTTCAACAGTTATATCAGCGAGTTTCTCGGGGGCTGATGTTTCTTCAATGCTTTTTTCCATAATTCTTTTAATAACTGCGTTTGGTACATTTTGTAAAATTTGGTTATAAACTTCTTGATTTCCTTGTCTTAATAACAAACTTTCGTAAAGTCCAATGCTTACTAATTCATAAACAGCTTCTGGGTCTTTTATTATTGTAGCATATTTTTTTTCACGTGGCAACTCTATATCATCAATATTTAATCGAAACAGATCTGACTTTACTCTGTCTGGCATGTTTTCGAGTAATTCCATAAATATAAAATAGTCTTTTACGGTTTCATGAATATTGTACACATCGGGCAGATACTTTGCCCACCGATCTTCAATTGAACTTTTGTTGTTCATAGCAAACTCGTAATTTTGAAATTCTCGTTTTGATAATCGAGGACCTCCGTAAAGCGCCTTGGTCACAACTTTTAACGCTAACCTTTCGCCGGTCTCTTTGTTTTCAACTAAGTAAACATCGCCCATCTGACCGCTTCCTAATTTCTTATCGAGATAGTATCCAAGTTCTGAGACTGTTTCTTTAATGCGTTCATACTTTTCAGCTTCTACTTTATTCCAAGTTTTACCTTCCATGTCAAACATAGGTCCATCAAGATTCTCTAATAGATACTTTCGCCAATTTTCAAGTATAAGCTTCATTAGTCCCCACCGTATGTAATATATAGTTTCTCTTCGTTACTATAGTCATCGTATTCAATAGGCTGTACTTTATATTCTTCAGTTCTAGGATATTTGTTCTTTACTTTTTCGCTTATTGGAATAGCTTCACCATCACCATCAATTCTTACAAATGTCATATCTGTAGTTAATACAGTTTTTTGTGAGCCGTTATAAACACTGTGTCTGCGTGCTTCTAATCGTATAATAATCGAGCGATTGCCTACACCCTTTACCTCACCATAAATTTTTATGATTTGTCCAGGACGCACAGGCTTGTTAAAAACTACTTCTGATATTCTTTTTGTTACCATACGTGGCGTATCGCATGCTTGACACGCAAATATAGCACCGGCCTCATCTAGCCAAGATAACATTGTTCCACCAAACAAGTTTCCATGATAACCAATATTTGCAGCCTTGCAAAAATGAGTAGAAATAAGTTCCATATTTATATCCTAAATAAAACGGCTCCAGCGTTCTCCAAGATCTTTTAGGTTATCCCAGCTGCGTTCTTTTTCAGGTGCTGCATCCGTAAGGTTTACATTGTTTCTTTGCGCTTCTTCACGTAGAGCGTCCAAGAATGCCTTTGCAATTTCGTCTTCATCATCCATCTCACCGGTAACTAATTCATAGAACTGGTCTACGGCGCTGTCAGGAGAGTCTGAGTCGACTTTGAAAGAGATTTGGTAGCGAATTTCTCCGCCAACTTCTACGGCGCTTTTATCGCGAATAGAGAGCCAATATTCACTGTCTGTGTCTTCTCTTGCGGGCCCAGTAAGAAAGCCTCTAAGACGAAGCGCGAATTCTCTTCTGTCAATTAAATCGAAAAGAATTCTCGGCTCAATACCTAAAGCTTCTGGATCAAAATCATATTCAATCGTGGCCCATGACTCGTAAGACTCTTCATAATCTCCATCATAATCCACATACCAATAATATGAACCAACCTCATTATTTTCAATTTTTCTAGCGAGATCCATGTATACGCCACCTGACATCACACCTTCGCGCTTAAAGAACTGTTCCGCAATTTCTTGAAACGCATTGCGTTTATCATCAATAGCTGTATCAACATTTGAACACATCTCATTAAATCCACTAGGATCAAAAACGATTTCTCCTGCAGCAATATCTGGATGTTGGAGATTTATATTACATCCCCATCGAACTATATTGTCGCTTTTCTTGTTTATAAATCCAGAATCAGCATCAAGAAGATCTCCATAGTATTCATTAATTTCGGCTGCTACATACATTCCAGTTGGATACGAATTAGGAAGCTGTGTCCATTCATCAAGATCCCAATCAATGATTACCCTTGCAGAAGTATCAATATAAAATCCGCCATCATAATCTTCTTCAACGCGAAAATCTACTTCTGTAGCTGCATAACGTTCGTTCCATTCGTTTTTGATATCTTCGCACTCTTCTTCCCACTGTGCACTTATATCACCTATCCAGTCGGCAGGTAGATTGTCTTCGGTCTCTGTGTTTTGTCGTACTTGACCTGTAAAGTTTTCTTTTGGTTCACCTGTTAATTGCATTAACAATTCTTGGCGGCCTGAAAAATAACGAGTATCTTCATGAGAACCACCAAAAATCATAAAGTCATCTAAATCGATTTTACCACCAGAGCGAGGCAAGTTAGAAATTGTTTCTTCTTGATTTTCTCTCGCCCAACTTACGATCCTGTTAGTTATACCAGGGATTCCAGCGCCATAGACGCGTTTCTCGGGCACTGCAATTTCAGTTCCATCATCTTCACCGGCATCATATTTTTCCCAGTCGAAAAAGCGCATTTGGCGAAGTCTAAGGCGAGAAACTGGTTTCAAATCTGTTGACAATCCAATATGACTTCCGCGAGTTTCATCAGCAAATATTTCACCTTCTTGAATTTCTTGCTCAGCACTGTCAATATTACTTGTGTTGGTAGCGCTTAAAAGCTCGTCAGTTTCAACAACGTATGCTACAGCACCGTGTCCTTGAGCTTCTGCTACTGCACATTTGTAATAACTTTGCATGCCTCCACCACGACTTGGTGGAGTGTGACACGAAATAATGTTATTAAAATCAGCCATTCGTAAAACGTCTACTGGATCTCGTGTAATAATAATAGAGTATTGGTCATTTCTAAGGTTATCAATATTATCTTTGATATATCCTGCATTTTTTTGCCAATATTCTGTTAAATCTTTAAGTATCTTTGTGTTTTCGGGCATAGCACGTGCTTTAACATCTCCTGCGTACATATCTAATTGAGAATGTAATTGATAGTATCTTTTTACTTCGCTCTCATCTAAAGCTTCTTGAACGTAATCTCCAGTAAATTGTCTTGGAGACGTCACGTGCTGTAATCCGTTTTCATGGGCCCATGATAATACTTTTGTGTTTAGATCGTTTAGTTTTGAAGCTAAATCATATAATTTTGCAAGAAACTTACCAATTTTCATTTGAATTTTACGCGTTCTGTCAGCTTTCCATTCATTACCCATTATTCTTGCAGTCGAAGCTTCAATTGATTGGTCTTTAAACTCTCTGGTGCCAGAAACCATACCTTTTTCCCAATCTATATCGTATCCCATTTCAGATGTGAGGAAACTTACAAACTGTCCAAGCTCTGATTCTGTTTCAAGAGTTGGAAAATCAATAACGACTCGTGTTTTTCCATCAAAAAGCTTGTTAAAAGCAAGATCTTCGCCTTTCATATCTTCTAAGACATCTTCAATTGCTGCATATTCGCCCTGTGTAATTTCGCGAAGGACTGTTTCTTCCATGGGAACACAATTGGGAACCATGCGGTCCCCTTTTTTCTTCATGCCAACTTGTTTATAGCCGTCCCAGCATTTTTCTTGCAGAACTTGTAATAATTTTGTAGCTTGATTTAAAATTTCTTCATCAGAACGCATATTATTCCTTCATTGATTTAGAGCCACGACATTTCCACTTTTTACGCGAAAGATCGTTTGCGCAAGGTGGATTTTTACATTTTTTAATCTTAGCAGAACGTGCGCAGTACGCATCTCCCTTCTTTGTGCCGGGTCTAATGCGGTCACCACCGCCTTTTGCTTGCCCTTTCTGTCCAAATGAACGACATTTGCCGTTTACACGCTTAGCAAAACGCTTTCCTTTAGATGGTTTGCATGGTTTTTTCTTTTTTTCGCCTAAAACAGCTGCATGCTCTTCATCGCCTTCGCGATACATGCCAAATCTTTCTTCTGCCGTTTCCCAGCCTTTCATATACTCTAAATTATCTGGTTCTGCTGGCTTAGACATGCCCGATTGCCAATCTTTGTAGCCACGCATCACATCTTTAGAGCTAGATTCAGTTAAAACTTCATATAATTCGTTCTGAAGCATGATTTCTACGCTTTCTTTTTTAGAATTTCCCCAATTTTTAGCGCCAACCTTGCGACATTTTACTAAAGCTCCCGAAGCGTATGCACTTGGCCAAACTTTATAACGAGATCTTACCTTGTGATAACATGCATCTTTTTTACCAGAAGACTTCTTCTTTTTTTTCTTCTTTTTCTTTTCATCAAGAACTGCTTCAAGCTCTTCTCTAACCATAACAATTAACTTTTCGTTATCTTTACCATAAGTTTTGCAAGGATCTTGTCCACATCCACAATTCATACCTTCAGAAACTGCCTCTTCTTCTTTTAGTTCCTTATCGTCTGTTTGATCTAAAAGTTTTTTAATACGATCTGACTGACTTTTATGCATTTTCGATGCGCCGGCCAATTCATCAGAAATCTTTTCAAGTTCTTTTTCTTGCTCTTTTGTGTGAGCTTCAGTCATAACTATCTCTAATTCCTCTCTGACAATTTGTGAAAGTTTCATTGATATCTCCTCGTTTTTTTTCTTCTTAGCTTTTTTGCCCCATGACTTGCCTTTACCTCTTTCTTTACAGGCTCCAGGAGTAGGTCGACATGCAGGATACTTTTTTCTTTTTTCACCACCAGAACGTCCACATGATTTGTAGCCGCCTTTTCCATCAGGTGCATTGCAATCAACCCAGCCTTTTTTCTTACCTTTGGCGCCTTTGCGTCCAAACCAGTCTCTGAGAGATGATTCTTTGCTGGATTCAGTGCCGGCTTTTTTACGTTTTTTACGTTTTTCGTCTAAATTTCCGTAAAGATCATTCATAACGTTACTCTTCCGCTCCTGTGTCTTCTTCCTCTTCGTTGGCCTCCGGAAGATCATCTAACTCTTCTTCTTCAATATCAAGATCTTCTAAAACATACTCACTATGATATCGATAGCCCTCTTCTGCAGGGTTTTTGCTGGTAGTAATACAAGATAAAAGTAATAAGCAAATAAAGTATCTCATTGTGTTAACCATTTCTCCACAATAAGTAGTCGTTTATTTAACAAAAAAGCACTAAACGTTTTGCTATCTGCGACAAGCGCGGTACTTATTGTCTAAGGATTCACATAATCCCGCCAATGCCAATCGCATGTCTAAATTTTGAATAGGGGAAACCCACACCATATCTTCGACGACGACACCCCGACGACCATCTACATCAACGCCCCATAAAATACCAACAATTCTTCCCCGAGAGTCATAAATTACTGAACCTGAAGAGCCAAAATATGCATATGTGTGCAACATTATTTGTTGTCCGGCATCTTGCATAAATTCATAACCTGCAACACTTCCTCGATAAGTCATTAAATTATGAAAAGAAGGGAACCCTGAATAAGTAATTTGTGCTCCAACCGAAGCTACACGTGACATAGGTCTGTAGTCCATGGGCTTAATGCCGCTAAAGTCTTCGCCAAGCCATAATACAGCAATATCATGTAGAGGATCAGAATAAATTAATACAGCTGGTACGATTAGACTATTTTTTTGAATCATGTAAGTCGCACCTATAGTTCCATCGGCAACATGTTGTGCCGTTAGAACTAAATGCATATCGCGATATTTTACAACAGAACCCGAACCATGGCCATGCGGTGTAACAACTCTAACTGCGGCTGCTCTTACATCACGCTCAACTGAACTCATCGACGATGAACTAACTTCAATTGTCCTATGATTAGAATAAGGAACTTGAATAGCTTGTGCTACAGCTGGTCCTCCATAAAAAGTAGTAAAAAAGACTGCTATTGCTGCTATAAATTTGTTCATTTTTGTTTCTCCCGCCCTATAATTTAACTAGCGGTCAAAACTTTATTCTACTTTCTGGGCTCCATATAATGCGCACTTAAGAGCCCTATAGTAAAAGAAAAAGCATTAAAAAGAGAAAGTAATTGTAAATTATTTATGTTACAAAACCAACCTATAGCAAACAAAAATGCATTAATTGTTATACCAATCGAGCATAATATTTCAATGTGCTTTTTTTTCAACAAAAGCTTTCCTCCTTAAAATAACTATGCCGGAGAGATCACATCTATATAATGTTTTAATATTTCTTCATGTCTTCGCCGTCTAAAAACAAAAACTTCTATGTATTCAAATAATCTAAGAGAATTATTACCTTCTGTATTAACCACAACTGCTAACTCGTTAGTCGTGTTTAGTCTAACAATATCGCCTCTTCGGATATCCCACATTTTAAATTTTACGATATCTGGTTGTTCAGCCATTCGTGCGCCTGCTCATTAGTTTTAAATTGAGGAGACAGCGGAGCCAAAAATGTATGTGTGCCGGCTTCGGCGGCGCACCACTGCCAACTCCAGTTTGTTTCTTTTGCATAAACAAGAGCCGCAGTAATGTTTCTTTTTGTTTTTACATTGGCCGCGCGCACGAGCCGCCCCAAGATGTTTTTTTGTTGCTTGTGAAGCGCCTCATCCGCTTCTTGTTGTTTTTCGACTTCGCGCTCTTGTGACATATCCGCGCGCAAAATTGAAAACTCCAATCCGCGAATTTTTTCGCTAAATTTTTTCTTAACCTCCGTTTCGAAATACTCCATTACAGTATTTTCGTCATCATACATAAATTCATGAATAGGTGCTTTCGCACGTTTACCGTTCTTAAAAATCTTATACACGTTCCAGTTATGGCTCATACGTACCTCCGTCTATTGAATGCCATTCAGTTAATCCTACTACAATTGATAGCTTGAGTCCTTCTTCCTCAATGTGATCAGGTAAAGGCACTTCAGTATCTTCAGCAGATGTAATCCAGTTAACTTCCCACCAGTATATGTCGTCCTCTACAATATCTATACGACGAATGCGTTGAACTAATATGGCAGAACGATTTGACACTAAGTCATGGATCATATCTCCTACACTTAGTATAACATGTTTTGCGCGAGAATGGTACTCATTATATGACATAAATTAATTAATTTTGTGGTGCTCAAATACACCCGACTCAATTATATTAACTAGTCCGTCCTCGGTCCATGGCTCTAAACTAAATTCGCTATCGATAAAACGACCAACCCAATAGACATCCCATGCCCATAGACTACCGTAGTCGTGTTTTGACTCTTCGCCAAACAAAGAATACCGATTTACCAATACACCAACATCGCCCGTTTTAAGGTCGACAATAATGTCACCGGTTGATAATTGTGTGCCCATCCTCTTTAATTAGGGATGAGATTTTAAGAATCGTGCGTTCTTTTGACATACATTGACGAACAACGTATAAAAATTCTTCGCGAGTAAGCTCGCGATCTACTCCGACTTGACAAACGTTGCCGGGAAGATTGGTCGATTCAATGTTTATTTCGTCAGCAGTATCGGAGGTGTCGACATTAATATCATCAGCAGAAGCAGCGCATGCGGTGGCAGACAACACTATCGCAAGTTTAATACAATTCATAGCAATTCCTTAAAGACTTTAATTAGTCAATAATAACATATTGACCGTAGTTAACACGCGAGCACCAAGTAGTCTTGCCTATTTTTGGCCAAAGCACGTGCATCATGTTAGTTTCGTTATCAACGCACTTTACATAACCAAGCGAACGTTTTTTCGGACCGAGATCCTTTATAATACTACCGATATTTGCAGACTTCATTTTATACCTTAATGCGGTCGATGATATAAGGGTGATGTAAAGACAGATCCTTGTACAGCTTTTTGATGATCTTCTTAGAGATGTCCGCCATCTCGTCTTTTGTAGCTTTTGCTTTGAACATTGCTTCGACTTCGGCCTCAACCGCTTTCTTTACGGCTTTCTTAAGTTCCTTATCGATTTCTTTACGTACAAGAGACTTGATGTCTGCTTTATCCGCTTTAGTAAGTTCTTCGCGAATAAGCTGTTGTAGTAAGCGTACTGTAGTATCCATGTGTATAAATAGTCCTATATCCGGGAACTGAAGGAATATATTGCGCCACGGGCGTTTCTCTTTCTCGGCCTTTTATCAATCCTTACTTTCTATATTATACACTAGATCCAATATACTTGCAAGTACTGTTATAATTCCACCTGTATCAAGCATATATACATCATACTGCCGCGTACTGCAATTGTTTTTTTGCGTAACTAGCCCTAACCGGCGCTTATTCACTTTATCGTTATATACGTATACCCAAACTAAGTCACCTATCACATACGATCTAACTTTACGACTCCCCATCTTCGTACGTTATCTCTATGCGACCATCGGACCTTCTGGTAACTTTCCCTTTCCATGTACACCACCGCCTATTATCCCCTACATCGAATATCTGAGTCGCATGTATTGACTGCGAACACTCAGCATGTCCCGTACTACCGTAGCACATCCAATGTACCTTCGCTCCACACAGGGGACACAGGTAGAATTCGCGGTTAAACTGCCATAGTTTTTTTCTAGCCATCCTGTTGTAACTATAATCTCAGAAATTTTTACCGGCGGTTTTTTTGAGTACCGTAGTATCTCAAATTTTTTCAGCGATATCGTGAAGAGGCCAGGCGCGCCCACAGCGCCATACGCAATCTGTCGGGACATACATTCCGGGTAGGGGGGTAGGGGGTACCCCCACCTGCTGTCACATTAAATGTTATTTATTTCTGTAACATTTGTATACAACTTTTGTATACAATATTGCTACAAACATTCCCCAACAAATAGCCATCTCTCCTTTCTCTATTACTTTATTTATTTGTTTTAGTCTCGCACACATTTCTGTCACACCTCCTTGTTACACTAGCGTTACATAACAGTGTATACATTTGTATACATTTAACGTAACAATGCCGCGCAGTACAGCGATTATTTGTTAACAAAAGTTTAACGCACCTGTATATGTTTTGATACATATATGTTTTCATACGTATACATTTTGATATGTATATTTTATTATACTCTCGGCCAATAACGTTACATTATGTTACATTAAGGCGAACCTTAACTAAGTTGTTGATATTATTAACGTTACAGATCCGCCTGTAACACAGGTTACACGCCCACAATGCTGTCGCATGCTTACGTAACGCCGTGAATATGTCAAAAGATTGTGCTTGACAGTGCGTGTGTGTCTATGTATAAGGCCCCAACGCAACAACCAACAAAAAACAAAACATTATTACGGCATAAACAAACGCAGTTTCCATACACTAACTAGCACAATACCACCACATTCCACTCTGATCCACTTTATACCACTTTTATACACAATGAAACAACACGTTACTCCTTATCTTTCATAGAGGGAAATAACTTATCCGCTCTAACCTTCTTGTATTCACCTTTACCATCAATAAAGATATAGTAATCATAAAAGTAATCATCAACTAACACTTCCAATACTAGAGCCTGATATGTATCATCCTTTAATGCATTTATATCTGGGAAGGGAATATATGTTACCCAATCATCTATAGAATACTTGTATTCTTTTGTATCAGTCTCGGCCATTAATATCCATCGGTATCCGACGTTACACGCAGATCCAAAACTCCCGGCGGAACTTCGCCAGACATGATACCGCCATGCTTCGCGATAACAAGTGATACAGTTTTAGATGGTACATAACCATAAACTGTTTTAGTCGGGTCATCTGCGACCTCTGCGTATTGGATTAACATCTCCTCATATTGAGACGGATAACCAACCTCCACCATGCGATAAGGACCGTGCTCATCGCGTGGCTCGCAATAATGTGTCGGTCCTGCTTGCACGCTCATAGTGAAGCCATCTGCACATTCAACGCGCGATCTCTTCTTCATTGCTCCGAACAAGTTACTAAACATCTTTTACCTCCTTCTTGATATTCTCGATGTGTTTACATTTGCGCCGCCAGCCAAAGCCGGGACACGTGCAGGTATAAGCGCCCGCCTTCGCTGTGACTGTGTATTCGTTGCCCTTGCTACCCTTGACTCGCCAGGAGCCAGCAGAGGCGTCTGACGGGCTCTCACGATGTTTAACAACCATATACTTAGGAAGGTCATCGAACGTGGTGTCAGAAGGCACAGGAATCCATGTGCCACCGCTGATCGCGTATCTCTGTCCACTGCCTGCGGTCGCCAGCATAGGCGGCCATTCTACTTCTACAGGGTTCATGCGTCCACCGCTGGCATAAGCTGACAGTAAACGACGAGCATTAAATCCTGTGCTGCCTTTACGCTGGTCTTGTCATCACTGAGGGACGCTGTGTCTTTAATCTGTTGATACAGGGCCAGACTCGCGACCACATTTTCACATGCGAACTGACTTTGCTCCATTGGGGTTGATCCTGATACATCTTGATATTGCATTACTCTTCTCCTGTTAATACATATTATAACATAATCCCTAACGACCATTTGTCAAGGTTATGTGAAGTGGTTCCAAATACATGCTATGGAACTGTAGCGATACGCCGTTAGTCATAAGCACGATCCATACGTTTGTCCTTTCTGGCTCTCTCGATGAATAATGTACCATCGCACGCACAGGCGCAACGAGGATCCCGCTCCGCGATGGCGGCATGCGATCATCGTGCGTTGTATCTTTAATACGCACGAGATCACCGATCTTAAATGTCCTCTGGATCGTATCCATCTTTAGGTCCGACGTTGTAAAACCATTCGTCTACTGTGAACTCAGGCGCAAACTCGTCCATCTCCTCAAGTGTCAGCCTGTATGGACGTTGAAGATCGTCGCTGAAGCTGTGAACGATACCCTTCAATAGTTTAAGCATGCGATCAATCTGCTCCCGCTCGGCCAACTCTGCCGCAATCTCGGCGGCCTCCTCTTTCGCTCGCTTGTCTGCTTCTTTTCTGGCGCGTAACGCGCACAAACTAACTAACTCACCCATAGTTTAACCCCTAAAACGGCATTTCAAAGCTGAAAGGGCTGGCCTCCCAGACTTTCGTATGCATCACACACACGCCTGGAACTCGCTTTGCGCGTCCGACGTGACAGGACGTGGTTTGAGAGTGATAACCTCCTCCACCTGCTGTATAATCGCCCACAATGCACACACCAGCATGGGATCGCTGTCCAATCTTGAGCCCATAGCTAAACAAAGCACCCGCGCCATCTGCAATAAGCGTATTGCGATGATTACGCGCGGTATTCCCTTCTGCCCATGCCTTGACCACTTGATCGTTTGTCATAATCTTAAACATTTATACCCTCGCCTTCTTAATGTGTCGCTCTTCAATGAGCATGGTTTCGACTGCCCCCATAGGCAGAACTTTGTACATCTTTGCACCCTTGGCCGCACTCACAACTTGTTCGGTTGTGGAGATCACAACGCAGGGTCGGTTTGCTGCCGCTCTACGCGCCTTTGAGGGCGCTCCTGGGCGCATCATGACCAAAGACCCTGCTGCGTACTTGGGAGCGTCCAGAGTGGCAGCGATAACCTTTTGTGCATACTTGTTATGCACCATCTTGTTGAACTCTCGCTGTGAGGGCACAAAGGATGGATCGGTCAAGATTGACGTAGCCAGCCGATTGAAATAACCAGCATGCTGGTAGTACCCGGCAGCGATCTTGGCAACATCACGCGCAGAAGCCCCGCGAGCACCCGGCTCATCGTAACGGCTACTCCACAAAGCCCGATCACGAAGCGATTCATCATTATTACGCTCCTCAATCTGCCCAAGGATCTCACGTTGACGCGCGGAAAGCTCCCGGCCAGTCATGACTTGGCTCTGTAGGCTGTTGATAAAGCCGCGATCCCATGACTTTTCCTCTGTACGCTCACACACAGCGTTCAGACGCTCAAGCATGGCTTGACCCTTGGAGGCATTGGCCGCGAGGTTCTCAGGACTATAACGCTCCTCAAGCTGCTTTACACAGCGTGCTCGGCCTTGGGTCAGCTTGCCGCTGCGATTGTAGTAGCCAAGCAGCGACTCAGCGAACGTGCGATCACGAGAGCCGCACGCAGGGTTGTCGATGATAGCCTGAAGCCGGTCGCGATAAGTAAGACGAGCCATGTGTAGAACCTCCTTCGTTCTTTACACAGTAAATATATCACATCTGAGTTAAACAATCAACTAAATCTTGTCAAGAGAATGTCAAATGTCCTCGACATCCTTGCATTTCTCTCTTTCAAGCTCCGCAATGTCCTCGGCCAAGTCCTCAAGCGTCAACTTGCGAGTTTTACGCAGCTTGTTAGCCGCTCGATCGAGGCGTCCCCACCGACGAGACTTAGGGGGATGCTCGCATAGGTGGAGATGCTCGATTCCCAGGGCTGTGAGGCGTCTGAGGCTGTTCTGAGTCACCTTGAGGGTGTCAGGCTTAGTCAAGACCGTCTCGCGCCCTGAGAGGCGTCCTGCGGCGTCTAACTCGACGTGGGTTTTACTGACGTAATACTTCATAATCTTCTCCGGTTAGTCGATGGCGATAACGCGCTCATTGGTCTGGAAGTAAGGACGCGCAGCGTGCTCCTTAGTGGTCATCCACATACGCTGACACCGGCTGTTAATAGGCTTAGGAGCCATCATATCGGTGAGAACGATGTGACCATCGAAGCCGCCCTCGTTGACGAACTTCGTGGGAGCGTTGAAGCAAGTGCCTCCGCAAAGGACACGCTCGGTCTTGCGATTCTGCCCTTTCTTCCAGACATATACCTTGTTCTCGTCAACCCGAGTGTCGAAAGGCACGACGGTAAACTCGGCAAACTCGGCCAGCTTGTTCAACTCCGAGAAGAACGCAGTAAGCATGCGATCATCCACCGATCCGCTTTGGTCGATGCTCACAGCAATGCGAGCGTGACGGGTTACGCGCTTACCAGGGTGGATGCGAGGGAACCGCTTGTTGACACGTCGAGGCGTTGACCGGCGGTCAGACCGCTGAGTGGTCTTAACAAAATAACGCATCACCTTGCGCCAATCCACATGAGTAGACAAGCGATCCATGATGTCCTTCCGCATGCCAGAAGACACGGATCCCCAGTTGTTAGCTTTCTGGGCCTCCTCTGCTGCCTCTTTGATAGCTTCCTTGAGACGCTCCTTGGCAATCTCCTCAACAGTGCCCTCGCCCTCGCCAAACTCTTCGTGCGAGTCAAAGGAGTCCATGCCACCGAACGGATCGCCTTGTCCTGGCTGTCCTTCGCCGGGTTCACCTTGACCTTGGCCGCCCTCGCCTTCCTGCTCTTCCTGCTCCTTCTGCATGTCCTCCAGAGCGCCGAGATACCACTCGTAAGTCTTCCCGCTCGGGAGATGGGCGAATGGTCCCTCGCCAGGAACACAGCCTTGCATGGGCTCACCAAGGGAGCCGGTTGGAGGGCCAGGATCGGACGCGCAGGGCAGCTTGCCCTTCATCTCTGGCAGTCCGTTGATGGCAAGGTCCATCGCGATATTATCAATGCGACGAATGCCCTCGGTCGGCTTGCGTCCGGTCACATGCTCAAAGATGATGTGATAGAACTCATGCATGAGCACGCCAAGTTTGTGCTCATCTTTTAACGCACCCATGAACTCAGGGTTATAAAGAAGCTCAAACTGAGCGCGTTCAGGATTGATGCGAACACCAGCAGTCGGCAGCGAAGTGGTGGGCGTCTTGTCAATCTTCCGCGACAGCGCGGCAAAGAAGGGCTCGCGCATGAGAAGACGCGCGGTGTGCATGTTCAGATTGAACGGGGCGGGCGTGATGGGTTTGTCGTCGGACATGAATCTCTCCTGATTACTATAGTAATATAGCACACTGCGAGGGAAATCGCAAGGCCAGGGTTGTCAAGAAGTTGTCAAAGGTTATGACAAGTTGAACTCGCACCGGATCTGAGTCTCGGGAAACCATCGAGTTATTCCAGATGCGGGCTCTATAAGCCTGTAGAGGCGTCTAGTGCCCTTCTGAGTGCCATAGCGGGGCTTACCCGTGTCTGACACCTCAAGGACGAGCCAGGGGCGATTTACGCCCCCAGCTTCAGCGATGACATGAGGGACTACCATGTCCCCCACTTTCAAGTCGCGCATTATTGCGAGCCTCCGAGAATCTCAACAAGGTGCTCGCTGACGCGGCGACCATCGGGAGTCTCAGCCTTGTGGAGCGCGACAACATTCTCAATGTTATCGGAGTCACCCAGGACGGTCCACAGCTTCATAGCAACCTCAGAGGGCAGACTGACGAAGTAAGCAGCGAGGTTAGCCACCTGAGTCTCGTTGAGAGTCTCCTTGAAAACCTCGGATGCCTCCATCTTCTCGATCATGGCCGCATGGTCATTGATGCCCCACTGTGCAGTCTTCTCAATCTCGCCTGCGTCAAGCAAGTCCTCGACAGTCACCTGCCACTCGTACTTCTCAACGAAGTCCTTGAGCGAAACAGCAGCTTCAAAGCCAACAAACGCGGTTGCGAGGTTGAACAGCAGGTCACCGTTCTGGCTGTCCTGCGTGAAAACGCCCGTAGGAACTACGGTATCGTTGAACCGCTTCCAGCTACGACGGGAAGGGTAAACCTTGTTAGGCTCAAACTCACCTTGGTGCTCAAGGTGCTGACGGTTCTGATTGATAAAATCCCAAAGGATACCATCAACCTCGGACTTGGCCCAGTGCAGCCAATCTTCAGTGGAAGGCTCCACGTCGAAGACGGTCCAGCGGTCAAGCTCGGCAGGGTCCATCTCGCCCACCTGATATTGAGCGCCATGCTCGCCACCGTTGACAGCAGCGAGGATCAGCGTACCAGGGTGCAAGTGCCACCCGTTGATCTTGCGGCTGTCGGTAAGCTCAAAGAGCCCCTGACGGACTTCCATAGTCGCGCGGTCAACCTCATCCAAGAAGAGGACCACAGCCTGCTCACAGGCAGTCACAAGCCAGTCTGGAGCGTTCCAAGTGGTAGCCTTGCGACCGCTGATAGTCGTCTCAGCGGTATCGGGCAGACCAAGAAGATCACCCTCGGTCATCTGAGAAGCGCGGCGCTCCACAACGGGGAGCCCAAGGCTATCGGCAGTCTGATAGACCACCTGAGACTTACCGACACCGTGACGGCCGCGAATAAGGACCGGCAACTTAGCCGAGAGGATGTGAGGGACGGTAGCGAGAAAGGTCTTGAAGTCGACAGCCATGAAAGCCTCCAGGGGGTAGAATGGCGAGGGTGTATCCCCCGCTCACATTATAAATATAGCACAGGGGTGGTTAAAGGTCAAGGAAAATGTTGTCAAGAAAATGTCAAGAGATTTGTCAAGCGACTTCTGTGAACACGAACTCATCCCAATCAAAGATCATGTCAATCGCATCACACGCCACGTGGCCTTGCTCGGTCAGATCCCAGTCGCCCTCGGTGCGGGCAAACTCGCCATCGTCCCACGTAGCCAGACCAGCGAGCACAAGGACATCCACGATGTTAGGATCTGCCTGCAACTCGCCGCAGTGCATAAGAGTGTGCCACTCTTGTTCTGTCAAGCGAAACTCTTTAAGGTCTTGTACATTCATAATAGTTTAACTCCTCTATCTCAACCGCAGCAGGGTGCTTGGGTCCAGTTGTGAAACTGCCAGTCAGAAATCAGACGGTCCTTACACAACGAATCGGTCCAGTTGTTCCATGCCTCGCGACGAGCGGGCCAATCGGGCTCGCCGTCCTGCTCAAAGTGCTCCTGAACCATAGGCAGGATGTCAGCTTCAAAGATGGCGCAGGCGTCTGCGTGAAGGATGGGGTTGGCAATGTCTCTCATCAGTGGGCTCCTTTGCTCGATGATGATGGTATTATCTCATAAGCGAGAGTGAAAGTCAACAGGAAAGTTGTCAAGAAAATGTCAAGAAGCGTAAGCGTCCTTTGGAAGCCCCAAATCGTCGCGGATAGCCTGATGCCAGTCGTCATCAGCCCACTTGTATACCCAGGGGCGCTCTTGCTTGGTATCGAAAACCTCCTTGATAGTTGGCATATCATCCATCCAGCCATCAGGAGGAGAAGGCACAATACCACTCGGGAGGATCTTATAACTGCTATGCTCCGCAACCGACAGCGGCAACGCGGCCATTCCACGTCGATGATAGCCGGTGACGCCCTTCATGTCATCGGATGTCTTCATTACGAAGACAGATGCATCGGGATTGTGCGCGTCGACGCTGAACCACTCAATAGAGCTAACGAGCCCGGTCAAAGTATAAGTACCATACCCTCCCTCTGGAAGATAGCCGCGCTTCTCTGTGATAGCCAGTGAGCCGATGCCGATCCCAGAAGCTACAGCCTTCTCCAGCCATTCGGCGCGTACTCGCTTGGTGCGCTCCACGAAAACCTTGTAGTCGTTCTTAGCGTTCTGACAAACGCGGCGTGTATGCCCTGTGCGCCCACAATAGCCGCACGTCACTTTCTTCATGCGCTCGGCTTTAGCTGCCTTGTTCGTGACCTTCTTGCCGGTGGCAAGGTCGATCTTCGTGCGCTTGAGATATGCCTTCCGCGCCTCATCGGCTTTGTTCGTATGATAGTTGATATTCCACTCGCGATCCTCGCTGCGATTCTTCAACTCCTCGTCGGTCATGGTGCGGTAACGCTCAACATAACGCATTTGGCGCTCATAAGATTGCTTCAACTCTTGCGTGAGTTGAGGGCAGGCGCGGCGGTTGTGGCCAGTTTGGTAGCAGTGCGAGCAACGAACGGTTCCATTATAAGACATAGATTTCTCTCCTTGATTACCCATATAATATAACACAAGTAGGCGCGGTTTACAAGCCTAAAGATGTCAAGAACTTGTCAAGAGTTTAAGAAAGCAGTGATGTTCAGTAGTTACGCGCGTGTCTGCCCACATCACCCGATAGGATCGACCGGCGGCGCTCGACGTATCACACTCCGAAAGTATAACGCCAGGGTTAGCGTAGCCCTCTGTGGCCGTGTGAAAGAACGCTGATTCAAACTTTACCAGATCACCGACTTTCACTGATCACCTCCAGCCAGCGGCAAGGCTCCCACGATGCCTCTGCATCGGTGGCCCAATATACTAGGACTCGCGGCGTCCCTGT